CGGCGACCTCGCCCGCTCCAAGAACGCCCCCAACGCCGCCCCCGCCCCGGCTGCGGTGGCCGAGCCCGAGCACGCGCGCGCCCCGGAACCGGTCGCCGAGGAGACCGCCCCGCGGCGCCCGCTGTACGAGCCGCGCACCCTCACCGCGGAAGAAGCGATCGCCCCTGGAGTGCTCACCGACACCGAGCATTTCCGCAGGACGTTCCGCTACGCCCTCACCTGTAGCGGTCTCCCGCCGCATGCCCGACTCGTCGCCTACGACCTGCTGTTCCGGGCGCGTCACGACAGCGGCCGCATCGGCTCGTCGCACCAGCCCGACACCGGTCACCTCGCGAGGGCCACGGGGCTCAGCGAGATGCAGGCCGATGTCGCGCTGCGGACCCTCCACAGCCGCGGCTGGATCGCCTACCGGCCCGCCACCACCGGCCCGGACGGCTGCGCCCGCCGCCGCCTGTATGACCTCGTCATCCCGGCCCTGGCCCTCGAGCGGGCCCGCGCCCGCCGCTTCCTGCGCGAGGACTGACCCCGCCAGCCGCTGGGCGGGCGATGACCACGCCTCACCCGCCCAGCTCTCAACCCACCGACCGGACGGGCTACTCCATGAAGATCAAGCACACCGACCCCAGCCGAACCTTCGTCGCCACCGGCGGCGGCGCCGGCCTCAACCCCGACTTCCCCTGCGGACACGGCACTTCCGCCGTCTCACTCCACCTGACCAACAACATCGGCGGCACCAGCGACGACATCGGCGTCATCATCCCGAGGTGCGCCACGGCCGCCCTCATCGGCGCAGCACTCGCCTACATCGAGGCCACCGACGGCCAGGCCGCCGCCGACGACTTCCTCGAGGACATGAACAAGGCCCGCGACGAGGCCTCCCGCGAGATCAAGGCGCTCCTGGCAAACCACGAGGCGGCGGCAGCTGCCTGCTGCGAGGCCGGCTACTTCACCCAGGGCCGCGAACACACCTGCCGGGACACCAGCACCTCCCAGTGACCACCTGACCGGCGGCCGCCATCCCCCGACGGGCACCCCTGAGCCCGCGGCGGCCGCCACACCGGGTCCCGCCCTCCAATCCCCCGGGCGGGCGGGACCCGGCCCCCAGCACCGATCCCTCCAGAAAGAGAACCGCCCGTGTCCGTCGCCGCGCTCGCAGCCACTCCGGCTGCACCGCACCCCGAGCCGCACAGCGCGGCTGCCGGGGTGCGCCCGCGCGACGGCGGCCTCACGGTTCGTGTGCCTCTGCGCCTGGTCGTAGGCGTCCAGTACAGCGATGCTGCCCTGGCCGTCTACGTCAAGGTGGCAGCGCTCGCCCTCCGCCCGGAGGGCTGCACCGCCAAGGTCGCCGTGCTCGCTGAGTACCTCGGCATGTCCAAGAGCGCGGCGGAGCGAGGCCTGCGCGCGCTCGCCCGCCCGGACACCGTCGACGGCCTGGTCGAAGTGCCGACCGTCCGGCGCACTCTGCGCGGCGGCCGCGGCCAGTCCGCGCACCGTGTGGTCCGCCCGCTCGCCGAGGGCGAGTTGTGGGTGCGCATCCCGGTCCGCGCGGCCGAGTCCCTCACCCCCCGCCTGCTGCGCCTGTACGCGCTCCTCGCCTACGCCACCGCCCGCCGTATCCCGGTGACCGCGGCCGAGCTGGGCGAGATGCTGCACCACCACACCGGTCAGCGCGCCGGCGAGCACCTCGGCGAGCGCCAGGCCCGCCGCCTGGTCGACGACCTCGAAGCCACGGGCTGGCTCACCGTGCGGCGCCGTGAGGGCGAGCAGGGCCGCCACGCCTACGAGACCCACCGCCACCCGCTCCACTCGGTTCCGGCCGCGCCGGAGGCGGCGGCCCTCGAGGACCAGGACGAGCAACTCCCGCTATGGGAGGCCGGGTCACCGGTCGTCTATGACGGATCGGGTTCGGGCGATCATGACGGATCCCTCGCGTCTAAGGAAGATCACCAGACTGACCGACCCGATGAGACGCAGACCGTGGGTGGTTCCCGCCGTAGGCGAAGTGACCGTAAGTGGGTCGCCGCCCCTGTGGAAAACCTCGACGGGACCGTGCCGGACACGTTCCGGCCGGACGCCGCTCGCGCTCCGCGCGGGACCCGCCCCACCCCTGCCAGTCCTCCCGCCCCGTACGCCGGGCCGGAGTTGGAGTGGACCAAGCGCATCCACGAGAGCCTGGCCCCGGTCCGGCACCTCCTGGACGGCGTCAGCAGGTTCATGCTCCGCCGGGTCGCCCGCGAAATCGGCCGCCAGCTCGACGACGCCGCCCGCACCCTGATGACCCCTCAGCGGATGGCCGCCCGGATCTCCGCCCGCTACCGCGACGCCCGCACCATCCGCGACGTCGGCGCCTGGCTCCTGGCCGTGGCCGTCGTCCCGCGCGGCTGCGGCCAGCCGCTGTGCGAGGACGGCACCGTGTGGCCCACTGGCGAGACCTGCGAGACCTGCGCCCACCAGCGACAGATCACCAGCGAGCAGTGGCGCCAGGCCCGGGCCTGGGGCGAGCGGCTCGCCGAGCTGCAGGCCGCCCGTGCGGCCGGCCCCGGAACGCTGCCGAAGGCGACGTACCGGCAGCGCAGCCAGGCCGACGATGCCGAGGTCCTGGCCGTGGCCGCCGAGCACGGGCCCGCGGCCGCGCTCCACCGGTACGGCGTATTGCGCGCGGGCGAGCTGCTGCGCGCCGAGTACGGCGTACCCACGGCCCCCGCGCCCGCCGGGCCCCGGCCGGCGCCGACCGTCCCGCGCGTCATCGAGGAGGCGCCCATGCGCGACGACTACGTGCCCGCCGAGTTCCGCGCCGCGGCGCGCCGCGCCCCCGCGGTCGGGGACCTCTCGAGGCCATGCCCGCAACCCGGCTGCCTCGCCGAGGCCTGGCGCCCATGCATGACACCGCGCGGCCGCCGCCGCGCCACACCTCACACCGCCCGGACTGCCGCGCCTCAGCCGCGCGGAGAGGAGTCCTGATGCCCACGACCCCGCACCCCACCCAGGGCGTCACCACCTGCACCCGGTGCGGCGCCCAGATCCGTTGGGCCACCGGTACCGGATCGCTCAAGGGCCGGCGCATCCCGCTCAACGCTCTGCCGTCCCCGGCGGGCGGGTACGCCGCGCACACCACCGGGCTCGGCGGCCTGGTCGTGCGCGAGCTCGACGCGGAGCGGCCCGACGTCGAGCTCCTGGAGTGGAAGGCGATCGCGCACTGGGGGTCCTGCACCGGCGGCAGCCAGCAGAGCACGCCGCCGCCCGCGGCGCCGAGGTCGCGGCCCGCACGGCGCCGCCCCACCGTCCAGCCCCCGCTGTTCGGCCAGCCGCAGAGCCGGTGGGGCCGGTGACCGGGCCCACTCTGGCGGCCGCGGACTGGCCTGCCTCCGCGGCCTGCGGCGGGAAGAACAGCCGTAGGTTCGCCACGGCCAAGCCCACCGAGGCCAAGGAGATCTGCGGCGGCTGCCCGGTTCGCGCCGAGTGCCTGCACGACGCCCTCGACAGCAAGGCCACCAACGGCATCTGGGGCGGCCTCACCTACCAGGAACGCCGCGCACTGCCCGTCCTGCCCGCCGACCGCGGTGCCGCCCTGAACGTCCTTCGCCAGCTCCCCGTTGCTTCGGCCCCGGCCGCGAAGGCGAGCGTGCCGGCGAAGCCCAAGACGCCCGCACGCCCGAAGAAGACTGCTGCCAAGCCCGGCCCGGCGCCGACCGTAGGCAAGCCGCGCAAGCGGGCCGAGCCTGCCCCCGCGACGCCGCGCGAGGACGTCGCCGAGCTCCTGCGTGAAGGCCTCACACACCGGCAGATCATGAAGCAGCTGAACGTCAGCTCCCCGGTGGTCACCGCGACTCGGAAGGCGTACGGCATCCCATACCGAACAGGTCCGGGATACCGGTACACGCCTGAGGAGCGCGCGGAGATCGAGCGCCGCACCATCGAGCTGCTGCGCGCCCGGGCGCCGTACAGCCAGATCATCGAGCAGGTCGGCATCAGCCCTCCGACCATCATCCGCATCCGCCGCCAGGCGGGCCTCGAGCCGTCCGGGCAGACCGGCGGGCACGCCTCCCGTCCCAAGGCTGAGGTCCTCGCCGAGCACGTCGAGCCGTACGGCGAAGGGCATGCCCGGTGGACCGGGCCGATGTCCGGTCGCCTGCCCCAGCTCTACGCCGAGAACACGCGGTTCAACGCCCGGCACGTCGTGTTCGAGCAGCACTACGGCCGCCCGCCAGCAGGGCGTGTGTTCAGCAACTGCGGTGTGAGCGCCTGCATCTCCGGGCCGCACCTCACCGACGAGACCCTGCGCGCTGCCCTGCCGAAGAAGGAGCCGCCGGTGACAGTCCAGGCCCTGAAGAACCTGCTCGACGAGATCGACGAGCAGGGCGGCCCGCAGGCCGCCCGCGACAACCGCCTCCACCTCCCCAACCCCACCGCCCCGACCGAGGAGCCAGACCTGATGCCCGACACAACCGCCGCCGAACTCACCGCCTCCAAGCTCCCGGTCGACGACCTCCTGGCATGGGGCGACGAGCACCCCGACCCCGAGATCCGGGACCAGGCCGCCCGCGGCCGCGCCATCCTCACCGGCCTGCGCAACCGCCACGCCACGGATGAGGAACTGACCGCCATCGCCACCCAGCGCGAGCAGCTGGAGAAGCAGCTCGCCGAACTCACCGCGCGCCAGGCCGAGCTCGCCCCGGCGAAGAAGAAGCGGAAGGCCGGCACGGTCGTCCGTGACTACGACACCCGCACCGTCCGGGCATGGGCCGCCGAGAACGGGATCGCCTGCCCGCGCGTCGGCCAGATCCCCAAGCGCGTCCTCGACGCCTGGCGGGCCGCCACCGCCCCGGTCGGCGGTGCCGGGTGAGTACGCCTGTCGAGTGCCCGATGTGTCACCAGCCGACCCGGTCCGCAGCCGCACGGCAGCGGGGCGGGATCGGCGGCCGCTGCTGGCGCAAGCTCGCCCCCGCCCAGCGCGCCGCGATCCGCCAGGACCCGGCCCGCTTCCGTGCCGTCCTCGCCCGGCCCGTACCCGTGGCCGACGACCAACTTCCCTTGGAAGAGCAGGAGTTCAGCCAGTGAGCGGGACCAGGAAACCGACAACCACCCCGTGCCCGTGCTGCAAGCAGCCCAAGGGGTCGGGCATGTACCTCTGCTACGGCTGTTGGGGCAACTTGCCCGGGCCCGCCCGGGCGGCTCTCTACCGCCGGGACGCCAAGGCCCGCGACAGGTTGCAGGAGCTGTACCGGCAGGTCGCCGCCGGCGTGCCCCTCGCCGAGATCCAGGTGACGCCATGAGTCGACTCGCTCGGGCCATCACCTCCCTGTACTGCCTCGCGTTCCTGTGGCTCGGCTACCTGACCAGCCGCACGTGGGAAACCGTGCCCGTCTGGGTCAGCCTCCTCACCGCCGCCGCGGCCTTGGTCTGTGTCATCGCTGCCGTCCGCGAGTCCGAACACGCCGACACCCAGGACGACCTGCGCGACCAGATCGAACGGGCCACCAGCCCCGGCCTACGTCCACCCGGCGACACCCGGCTGACGCTCGCCGAGGAGCAGGCCTTCGCCGAGATCGAGACCAACTACCGGAAGAGCACCTGATGAGCGACACCCGCGATCACCGCCTTGGAGACCCGGCGATGAGCCAACCCAGCCCGGACGCGCCGGCCGTCGTCCGTGCCTTCGACGGCCTGACGACGCAGGTCCGACGCATCGCCGACGCCCTGTCGACGCCCGTCGTCGAGCAGACCGACGCCCCCGACGGCGCCCCGACGACGGGCAGCGACGACGGCCCCCGCTGCGTCTGCGGCGACCTCATCGAACTCACCGGAGACCCCGCCGTCTGGCGCCACGCCCCCGGCAGCATCTTTGGGCTCGACGCACACACCCCACGCCCGCCCGACTGGCTGAAGGCCGGGACGCGAGACCTGTCCATCCCCGCGCAGGCCCCGGTCGCCGACGAGGACGCGCAGCGCACCACCCGCCGCGCCAGCCTCCGCAACCTCCTCTCCCACGCCGCCCGCATCCGCTTCAGCGTCGAGGAGGCCGAACTCCTGCGCCAGCTCGTCGAGACCGAGATGCGGGAGGCCGACACCGCGCGCGCCGTGGTCGCCGACCACCGAGTCGAAAACCGGGCGCTGCGCAAGAAGCTGGAGCGCTACGGGACGGAAGCCCAGGAGCAGCGCACACGCGCTGAGCAGTCCGAAGTCGTCCACCCCGAGGATCCTGCGCAGGCCACCACGCCGACACGGGTGGACGACTCCGGGACCGAGCTGGCGGCGGCGGAGGTGGCCAGGCTCCGCGCCGGCGAGGAACTCGGCGGCGACTACCCCAGCCCTGATGACACGCCAGGACAGTGGATCTGGTGGTGGAACCGCGCCACCGCGGAGCAGCGCCTGGACGTCGCCGCCACCGTGCTCAGCAACCATAAGGCCGCGAGCCAGTGCTTCCTCGAGAACCACCGTTCGCGGATCGCCCGGGCCCAGAAGGAGCTGGGTGAGCTGACCTGGGTTGAAGGCGAGTTGGAGGCAGCACAGGCCGCCCTCGAACGGGTGGGCACTGTCGCACCTGATCTGGAGTTCGCGGCAACCGGTATCGGGCTGGCCGAGCCCGCCCGAGAAGCCATGCGCGACGCCGCCCGCCGGATCCGCACCGCCCTCCAGACACCCTCGTACGTCCTCAACACCACGGCCGTGGTCCCGGCCTGGCGGCACAACCCTGACGGCACATGGTCGCTGACGGTCGGTGAAGGCGTCCTGACCGTTCCTCCCAGCACGAGCCCGGCCCGCCGCGCTCAGTTCCTTCTCGCCTACATCAGCCTCTCCGCCGGCGGCTGGACGGTCCGGCCGGCCGCTGACGCCAGCGGCCATTCCAGCAACTACGAGGGTCCGCCACTCGCCGAGGAGACGCCGTGAAGATCCTCTTCGTGCGCATCGACCCCGTCCAAGAGGTCGCCGCCGAGCGGGGCACCCTCGACCTGCTCAGAGACATCCTTCGCCCCAAGGCCGTCGAGCCCAGAGCCACCCCGGAGTTCCTCTCAGCAGCGCGGTCGTGCGAATGGCCGCTCGTGTACGACGACTCGATCCCGCCGGGCTACGTCTACTGCCGCCCCACTCCGGGTGCCCCGCCGCCGATGACCACCGAGGAGATCGAGCAGTACCTGCAGAGCCTCAGGTCACCCGACCAGTCCGACGACTGACCAGCCGAACGCTCTCACCCGCTGCCCCCACGCCCCACCTCGCAGGAAGGCGGACCCGATGATCTGCACCCTGTGCACCAAGCACCGTATCGAGCACGGCAGTCTCTGCACCGGCTGCACCCGCACGACCCTGGACCACCTGTATCGGCTCCCGCGCATGTGGGCGTCGCTCGAGGCCTGGCTCGCCCCTGGCGCCACCGGCACCGCCCAGTACGGCGGCCGCGTCCGCCGCGCCGAAGCCCCGCTCCCGCTCTCCGAGGAGGTCCTGGACCTGCGCGCCGCCGGCGGGATCGTCGGCGTCCTCGAGGACTGGCACGCTGCCGTCTGCGAAGCCCGCGGCCTACCCGCCCCGGCCCGCGCCGCGTCTCTGCAACGCCGCATCACCGTGGCGGCCAGCGGCCTCTACCAACAGATCCACTTCATCGCCCTGTGGGAACACGGCGGCCTGCTCGCCAAGGAGGTTGCCCGCCTGGTCGACCGCGTCCGCGCGGTCGTCCAGCCCGGCCGCGCCCTCGACGAGCCCCCCGAGCCCACACTCCTGGGACGGTGCATCGCCACCGTCGACGAGGACGGCACCGTGTGCGGGCACCGCCTCTACGCGGACATGACCCGGCCCGTGCAATGCGGCCTCTGCCTGTGCGTCTACCCGCCCGACACCTGGCTGGCCCTACGCCACTTCCAGCCCGGCCGATCGCGTCCCTTGGAGGAGACCGCTGCGGCATAGACCGCTGTGAGGACAGCAAGACGCCCCTGCCGACTTCCCAACGGCAGGGGCGTAGGCGTACGCGAGCTACTCCTCAGGCTGCTGCAGGTCTGTCCGCTTCCCCTGACGGACGCGAGCCTGACGCTTCGTCCAGTACTGGTCGAACCAGGCCACGTCGTACTCAGGCCTGCTGCTACCCGGCTTGAAGACGGGTGCCGGCCATCCCTCATCGGGGTCAGTCGCGAGCCGGTGGATGTAGGTCCGGCTCACTCCTGCTCGCATAGCGAGTTTCGGGATGGTCATCGTCTCCCTCTCCGGCTCCTGCCGCTCGGGGGCATCGGGCATGGGGACATCCTCCCGGAGAAGTGTGGACATTGTCCACACTTCTCGCTACGGTCGTACTCGGCACAACGGAAAACCCCTCGCCCCATGCGGAGTTGCACCTCCGCAGGTCCGGGGCGAGGGGGGACCCGTTCCCAGCGATCAAAGGAGCAGGTCCGCCATGGACCTTACCCAGCCCACCCCGACCGACGTAGCCCTACGCCGCCTGATCGAGCAGCCGTCCTACGGCGCCCAGGTCCTCATCGTCATGGCCCGCATGCTCGAGATGGACCCCGCCGAGCCCATGACCGGCCGTGCCGGCGCCATGGCGATGAACATTGCCACCGACGCCGTCCTCACGCCGCTGCCCCACGTCGTCCGCGCCGACAGCATCGACCGCGCCCGCCGCGTCCTGCCTGACCTGTCCGGCATCACCCGTGGCGAGGCCGCCCTCCGCCTGCGCGCCGCTGCCAAGGAGCTCGGGTGAACACCCCCGACATCAGCCGCCAGGCCGCGGCCGCCGTCCCGACGTGCCCCGCATGCGGGCGCACCTTCGAGGACTGCACCTGCACCGGCATCCGCCCCCAGGTCCGGCGCATGCTCGCCGAGATGGCCGGCCGCCTGGAGACCAACCGGCCCGGCCAGCCGATCACCACCATCGGCCGCCACGCCCTCATCCAGGCCACCACCATGGACCCGGCCCTCACCCCCGCCCTGCGCGCCAAGGTCCCGGAGATCACCGGGCAGGTCGTCCGCCGCGAGTACGCCGCCCAGCTCCGTGAGATCGCGGAGGGCATGTGATGGCCCGCCGCCTGGACCACCGCCAGCCGAACGTGATCGCGAGCCAGCCCGCCACGCCGGAGGTCTGCGCCAGCGACAGACGCTCGAAGGGCAAGCAGCAGCGCGCCGAGGGCGCCGCCCGGGACCAGCTCGCCTTCACGCGGATGGCGGCCCGAGGCGACACCGTCGAGCCCGCCGAGAGCTGACCGCTTCCAGACCGGCCGCCCCCGCAGCCCCCAGCGCGGGGGCGGCCTCCCATCCTCTTGGAGTCCTCCGTGTCCCTGGACCAGCCCATCGCGTGGACGGCCGGCCACTGGCCGACCGTCGCAGCCGCGGGCGTCCTCGTCGTACTCCTGGCCGGTCTCGCCGCCTACATCGCGCACCGCACCAGCGGTGCCGTCCTCACCGCAGGGCTCGGCGCGCTCGTCGCCACCGCGTTCTCCGCCGACACCTCCTGGCGGTTCGCCGGCCACCAGCTCCGCATGACCGACAACGAGCGCCTGGGCCTCTTCGCCGCAGGGGAGATCGCCCTCATCGCATGCGCGGTCATGGCCCGCGCCAACAAGAAGGCCACCGCCACCGACACCGAGGCCGGAACCCCGGGCGTGCCCGGCGTACTCGTCTGGTGCATCACCGGCGTGCAGCTGGTGCCCGCGTTCGCCGAGTCCGGGTTCTGGGGCGGCCTCATCCGCTCCGTCTTCGGCCCGATCATGGCCGCGCTGCTCTGGCACCTCGCCATGGGCCTGGAGATCCGCGTCACCAAGCCCGAGGCCCTGTCCACCGGCCTGCCCGCCCAGATCGGCCACGAGCTCCGCGAGCGCCTCCTGTCCCACCTCGGCCTGGCCGTACGCGGACGCACCGCCGCCCAGGTCACCCGCGACCGCGCCACCGCCCGCGCCGTACGCCTCGCCTCCCGCAACCACCTCGGCCCATGGGGGCGCGCCGCCCTCAAGGCCTCCGTCGCCCGCTCCGGCGCCGCCACCAACGCCGAGCAGCGCCACCGGCTCCTGCAGCTGCTCGCTGCCCGCCGCGGCGCCGCCGAGCTGCGCACCGTACCCGTCACCTCTCCGTGGGTACCTCAGCCTGTACCTGAGGCGTACCCGGCGACCCCGCTGGGCGTGACCGGAGCCGAGCTGCGCCGCATGGACCCGCTCGACGCCGTCCTCCTGATCCGCGCCGCGCACCCGGACGCCACCGAGGCGGAGCTCGCGTCGCTGTCTACCGGGTACGGCGTACCCGTCTCCGAGGCGCAGGTACACGTGGCGCTGCACGCCGTACCCGCGCCCGTACCCGAGGTACAGCAGCCCCCCGCGCCCGCCGAGGTGCACCAGCAGGTACGGGAGATCGCGCTGTTCGCCGCTCCGGCCGAGCTACCTGCCGTGCACCAGGCCGTACCTGACACCGTCGAGTACGCGTACCAGGCCGGTGGCCTGCACCTGGACGTCACCACCGAGGCCGAGGTACGACGCGAGCACGCGTGCGCCGTACCCGCCCAGATGATCCGGCCGCCACGTACCCGAACGCAGGTACACGCTCGCGTACCCGACGCACCCGCAGGCCTTGAGGACCCTCTCGCGTTCATCCACCGCCGGGCCGCCGAGGAGCGCGCGGCCGGACCCGAACAGGCCCGTACCCGCGCGGAGGTACACGGCGCACCCGAACCCGTACCCGTACCCGAGGTACAGGCCCCCGCCGTGCCCCCACCCCCGAGTACGGCGAGTACGCCGTCCGTACCCGGCGTACCCGAGGACCTGCTCGAGCGCGCCCGCCGGGTCGACGCCGCCCACCGCCTCGAGCACGGCCGACCCGCGCCGATCCGCGTCCTGAAGGCCGAGCTCGGCGTGGGCCAGCCCAAGGCCGAGCTGCTGCGCGACGCCCTCGCCGCCACCCTCATCCCTTAACCGGAGTCCGCCATGCTGCTCATCACCCTGCTCGTCCTGGCCGGACTCGCCCCCGGCGTCGCCACCGCGTGGTTCCTGCGCCGCCGCGGCCGGCTCATCTCCCTGCTGGCCGGAGCCGGAGTCACCGTCAGCCTGCCGTTCCTGCTGCTGGTCACGCTGGTCGTGGTACCCCCGCTCGGGTTCGTTCTCGGCTTCCTCGCCGGCGCTGCCGCGCTCCGGGCCTACGACGACGGCCGTGTCCTGATCGCAACCGCCTGGGCCGGAGCCGCGGTCGTCGCGGTCGGCTGCGCGGGATGGTCGCTGTGAGCGGCCACAAGAAGCCCGGCCCGATCACCCCGACCAGGGTGATACCCGCGGCGGCGCCCCTACCGGCCCCCGCGAGTCCTCCGCCGCCGCCTCCTGCCCCTCCGGCACCGCCGCCCGCTCGGCCTCCGGACTGGTGGCGTTCCGCGCCCACCCCGCCGCCCGCCCCGGTTCCGGTCGACGTCCACGTCCACGTCACCGTCGACATGGGCGGACCTGCGGAGCCGGACCCGGAGCCGCCATGGTGGCGGCGGATCCGCTGGGGCTACCACCTGGTCATGGTCCTCGCCGCGTTCCCGGCCAGTGGCCCGTGGGCGTGGGTCCTCAACGACGTCCGCGGCAAGCAGGGCCTCGGGGCCGCGTGGGTGATGGCCACCATCGTCTGGGCGCTCATCGCCGTCTGGGACAACGTCTGCCGGATCCGCGCCTGGGAGGCGCACCCGGAGGCCTGGCTTCCCAAGATCCGGGCCGTGATCGCCCGTTGGCTGCTCTACGCCGTGATCACGGCCACCTTCCTCACCCTCCCGCTCACCACGTTCGTCTACTGGATCACCGGAGTGCAGACCCCATGAGCGCCACCACGCTGGCCGCGAGCCAGTACACGACCACCACGATCTCCACGGCCGGATTCGCTCTCGGCCTGGCGCTGCTGGGCGTCGAGCTGTGGCGCTGGCACAAGGGCGGAGCGGGCGGGGGCGGCAAGGCAGGCAAGGGCGCTCCCCCCGTGGCCACGGGCCCGTCCAAGGATGCGAAGGCTCTGATCCCGCTCGGGTTCGGGATCGTCTGCGGCATCCTCATGATCGCCTGTCCGGCCGGAATCCTCGGCACCCTCGCCAGTTTCCTGCGCTGGGGCGGCAACTCGGTCGGCGACCTCGCCATGAAGTGGATCACCGGTACCCCCAGCCAGACCCTCGGCACCGCCGCCACACCCCGCATCGACAGCTACGGCGCCATCGTCGTCGCCGCCCTCGCGGTCTCCCTGTGGCTGCTGCGCAAGTCGATCGCCAAGGCCACCAAGGGCAAGTGGTGGAAGGGCGTCCTCATCGGCTGCCTGCTCTGCGTCAGCACCGGCACCGCCGCCCTCATCGCCGACCAGGTCGTCACTGGCGTCAACGGACTCGGGCAGCTGGCCATCGGCACGATCGCCAAGGGCGAGCTGCTGTGACCAGCGTGCCCAGTACCCGCGAGTGGCTGCGTACGGCCGCGGACCGTGTATCGATCGGCAGTCGGCGCCTGCTCGCCCGGTCCATCGGCCGGGCCGTCAGGGCGGTGGCAGCGTTCGTCGGTCGACTGCCGTGGTGGGTCCAGCTTGGCTTCGCCTATATCGCCCTGTTGCGCGGCCCTGCGGTGCTCGCCCGGGCCGGGGACCGGGTGCACGAGCGGGTGGAGTCCGGCGCCTGGTCGGGACTCCTCACCGTGTCCGCGATCGTGTGGGTCGTGGCCGCGTACCGGGCCGGCCGGGGCGAGGAGAAGCCGCAGGAGCTCCCGGCTTCAGAGCCGGACGAGGCCGGCGGTACGCAGCCCGCTCCGTCCGTCGAGCAGCGCCCCAGCCCGCCGCCCGTTTCCCCGGTCGCACTCGTCGCCGCAGTCCGCGACATCGGCACCCCGCACGCACAGCTCAAGCCCCTCGCCGAGCACCTCGGCACGACCACCGACGCGGTGCGCGCCACGGCCGCCGGGCTGGGGTGGGCGGTGAAGGACGTGCGGATGCAGGGGCGTTCGGCGTCGGCGGGGCTGCGCTGGGACGAGGCCCCCTCCCCAGAGCAGGCCTACCCCTCTCCGGGTGTCGTCGGTGCAGGTCAGCCCGCCGACGACAACGACGACGACAGGGTGCGCGCCGTCCTCGTCCAGGACCGGGAGAACCCCGTACGCACGCACGTCGTGTGGCGCGACCAATAGACCCCGGGGCGGGCCGCCCCAACTGCCAAGAAGACGCGGCCCGCCCCGGTCCACCCATCCCGAACACGAGACAGGAGACCACCACCATGGCACGCGAAAAGACCGGACCCGAGACCCAGGCCCTGCGCAACCTCGTCGACAGCCTGCCCAAGCAGATCGTCGAGTGGACGCCTGAGCAGCGCGAGCAGTACAACACCCAGTCCAACATCGCGATGCGCGAGCGGAACGGCATCCAGCAGCCCGAACTCAGCTAGACAGATCAGGCACGCTGTTCCCGAGCCCCGCCGTGCCACCGCGCGGCGGGGCTACAGCCGCCCCGTACGGGACGAGAGTTAGGGCCGACCCTGTTCACTAGAACAGGTGATCGATTCAAGCTTGATCATGACCTGGACACTCCACACCGGCGACTCACTCACCATCCTGAGCTCGCTGAGCACACCGGTCGACGCCGTGATCTGCGACCCGCCCTACAACAGCGGAGGCCGCACCAACGCAGCACGCCGCGCCGAGACCGCCCGCGGCAAGTACGTCAGCGGCGACGCCCAGCACCAACTCCCCGACTTCGACGGCGACAACCGCGACCAGCGCGGCTACACCTACTGGCTCGCCCTGGTCCTCGCCGACACCTACCGCCTCGCCAAGCCCGGAGCCTCCGCCCTCATCTTCACCGACTGGGCCCAACTCCCCGCCACCTCGGACGCCTTGCAGGCCGCCGGCTGGACATGGCGCGGCATCATCCCCTGGCACAAGCCGATCAGCAGACCCGTGAAGAACGGATTCCGCCGCGAATGCGAGTACGTCCTGTGGGGCAGCCGCGGCGATCCCTACCGCCACGCGCCAACGATCTACCTCCCTGGCTTCCTCACCGGCAGCCAACCCCGAGGCGCCAACCGCCAGCACATCACTCAGAAGCCCCTCCCCGTCATGCGCCAGCTCGTCCAGATCGCCCCACCCGGCGGTCTGATCCTGGACCCCTTCACCGGCTCCGGCACCACAGGCGAGGCCGCCCTCCTCGAGGGCCGCTCCTTCCTCGGCATCGAGCAGTCCCCAACCATCGCCGACACCGCCCGGGTACGGCTCGCCGCAACGGACGCCGCGTAACTCGAAGGCTCTCCCGCACCATGGAACACATGCGCTACGTCTCCATACCCCCCGGCTACCTCACCACGGAACTCGCCGCACAGGCCTGCGGAGTGCAGCCCGCGACCATCCGCGACTGGGTACGCCGCGGCATCCTCACCCGTGCCGCAGGCAGCGACAGGCACCCCCTCTACGCGGTGGACGCCGTGACGGCCGCGAAGACCGCCCCCAAGCCCAACTCCACCCGCGCCCGCCGCGCCGAGGTCAACAGCGCTTGACGTGCGCCGATTCGTGGGCCACGATCTTCGCGCACACCCATGTCCGAAAACGGACTCACATACAGGCATTGATCAAGGCCCCAACGACCCCCAGTCGTCGGGGCCTTCGTCATTGCCCGGCACCCGCCCGCGCACCCGCCAAGACCTGGGGAGGTCTACGTGGCGGCTGTGCATTGCTCGGGGCCAGCCGCTCGGCCTGTGCCCGGCGGGTGCCACCCAACGCCCTCCCTGCTCGCCAACTCCCGTGGAACCATGGGCCCCAACCGCGACACAGGAGGGGGCCGGCATGTTCGGCAGCAAGAAGACGCCCGAGGAGAAAGCCGCAGCCGCACGCCAGCGGCAGATCACTGCAGCCGCTGCAGCTGCAGGAGTCACCGTCATGGGCGGCAAGGTCCGCATGCCCAACCAGCAGCCCATCCCCATCGAGGGCGCCCGCGTCACCATCGAGGCCGGAGAGACCGCCCGCAAGCGCATCACCGCCACCAGGGTCGCCCTCATTGGGATCTTCGCCATCTGGGCCAAGAAGGACATGAGCCAGCTCTTCATCACCATCGAGCACGAGGAAGGGATCGTCCTCGTGCCTGTCCCCGCGCGCAAGGAAGCCCAAGCTCGCGTCTTCGCCACCATGGTCAACGGCGAGGCCACAGGGATCACCAAGGCTGAGGCTCCCCAGGAGTAGCCCACCCCGGGCGTACCCACCCCCGGGGCATACCGGGGGAGGTACACCCATGCCGTACGCCCCACCCTCGCGCTGCACCGACCCCGAGTGCCACGAGCTGGCCACCAAGGGATCACGCTGCGACGACCACCAGCGCATCCCCTGGGCAGGACGCGACAACAAGGCCGAGCGCTACGGCATCACCTCAGGCGAGTGGCGCACCCTCAAGCGCAAGGTCACCCTGCGCGACAACGGCTGCTGCTACATGTGCGGCGCCGAGCCCGTCGACCCCGACCTGTACGACGAGGACGACCGCTCGACACACCCACACGAGCTCGACCACGTCATCCCCATCAGCGAAGGCGGCGCACGCCGCTCCCTCGACAACCTCGGCCTCGCCTGCACCGCGTGCCACGACGAGAAGAGCAAGCTCGAGGCCGCCCGCGCCAACGCACGGCGACGCCGCGCCCGCTGACCCCTCATCACGCCTCAGGAGTCACGCCGTGACGAGCAAGAAGATCACTACCGCGCAGGCTCTCGCGAGCTACTACACCGAGCTGACCCAGGGAGGCGTCCCGTACGAGACCGCGCACGAGCTGGTCGTGGACGCGGGCCGTCGGCTCCTCGACGTGGAGGACCTGGTCGTCCTTTCCTCGGCGTCCGGCGAAGGTCTCCGGGTCCTCCCGGAGCCTTCTGAGGGGGTAGGGGAGTCGAAATCACCAGAGTGATCGGCTGGGGACCCGGCGCGGTCAACTCGGCGCACGTCGTCTCAGAAAAAATTTCGGGCGGTGGGCCCCTTGAGTCGTCACGCTGAGTGAAACAGCAGGTCAGGAGGTGATCGCCGTGGGGCGTACCGCTCAGCCCGCCGCGCTGAAGCTCATCGGCGGCCGCGGCAACGGGACTGACTCCGGCGGCCGCAAGGTCAACCCGGGGCCGGCCTTCCGCCGCATCGCACCGAACCCACCGACGTGGCTCAGCGCCGAGGCCAAGGCCGAGTGGAAGCGCGTCGCTCCCGGCCTGCAGCGCCTGGACCTCCTCAAGGAGGAGGACCGCGCGACGCTCGCCGCGTACTGCGAGACCTGGTCCCAGTTCGTCACGGCAACGCGCACGGTCACCCGCGAGGGCATCACGTCCGAGGTCACGACCATCAGCGCTTCCGGCAGCGAGACGACGCGGACCGTGCCGCACCCGGCCGTGTCGATCGCCCGGTCCGCCGGCCGCGAGCTCCGGGCGTACGCCGCTCAGTTCGGCCTGACCCCCTCGAGCGAGCAGGCCCTGGCGAGAGGGGCCGACGATGGCGAGGACGACAACCCCTTCGCGTAGCTCACGCAAGCCCGGCAAGGCGCGCACCGCGCCGCGCACGGACCACATCGTGCTGCCGGACCAGGAGACGCTCGACGAGCTGAAGCTCGCTCCCGAGGTCGCCTGGTACATGCTCTCGCGCGGGATCCCGCTGCCGGACTGCCCGCCGCTGTTCCAGACCCCCTCGCCCGGCGAGGCTCCCGGCGCGGTCTTCGACCCGGCCCGCGTCGACAAGGTCATCAGCGCTTTCTCCAAGCTGCGCCACACCAAGGGGCAGTGGGCCGGTCAGCCGCTGAAGCCGGACCCGTGGCAGGTCGGGTATGTGATCGCCCCGGTGTTCGGGTGGGTTCACTGGGACGATGCCGCTGGCGGCTACGTGCGGATCGTCCAGGAGCTGTACGTCGATGTGCCGCGCAAGAACGGCAAGTCGACGCTGTGCGGCGGCATCGCGATCTACATGACCTGCGCCGATGGAGAGCCCGGAGCGGAGGTACTGGCCGCAGCCACCACGAAGGACCAGGCCCGGTTCGTCTTCGACCCGATCCGACGCCTGGCCGACTCGGCGCCCGCGCTGAAGGGGCACGTCAAGCCGCTCAAGGACAAGATCCTCCACCAGCGGTCCGGGTCGTACTTCCAGGTCATCTCGAACGTCGCCGATGCGCAGCACGGTGCGAACCTGCACTGCTACGTGTGCGACGAGCTGCACATCCACAAGACGCCGGACATGCTCGAGACGCTGGAGTCCGGCACCGGCTCCCGGCGTCAGCCGCTCGGCGTGGTCATCACGACCGCCGACACCGGCAAGAAGGAGACGCCGTACGACAACAAGCGCCGGCGGATCGAGCAGCTGGCCCGCCGGGTCCTGGTCGACCACAGCGTGTACGGCGTCATCTTCGCCGCGGACAAGGACGCCGACCCGCACGCCGAGGCGACCTGGCGGGCGGCGAACCCGGGGTTCGGCGTCTCGCCGACGAGGGCGTACCTGGCGAAGGCCTCGCGCAAGGCTGAGTCCTCGCCCGCCGATCTGGCCGCCTTCAAGCGGCTGCACCTCGGGATCCGTACGCGGCAGGACGTGAAGTTCCTGCCGCTGGACGCGTGGAACCGCAACGCGGGCATGGTCGACGAGCAGGCCCTCGCGGGCCGCGAGACCTGGGGCGGCCTTGACCTCGCCGCGACCTCCGACCTGTGCGCGCTGTGCTGGCTGTTCCCGAACGACGAGGACGGCACGCTGGACGCGCTGTGGCGGTTCTGGACGCCGGAGGACAACCTCGAGTCCCTCGACAAGCGGACCGCGAAGGCCGCGTCGACGTGGGTCAAGGAGGGGTGGCTGACCGCCACCCCGGGCAACGTCGCCGACTACGACTGGATCAAGGCGCAGATCCGTAAGGACCGCGACGCCTTCCGTGTCCGGTCTATCGGCTACGACCCGTGGAACGCGAGCCAGTTGACGAACGATCTGGTGTCCGAGCGGGCCAACCTGGTCAAGGTCCGGCAGGGCTTCCAGACCATGTCGCCCGTGCTGAAGGAGACGCAGCGGCTCATCCTGCAGGGCACACCGGAGCGGACCGTGTTGCGGCACGGCGGCAATCCCGTCGTCCGCTGGTGCGTCGACAACCTCGCGGTCGTCATGGATCCCGCGGGCAACGTCAAGCCGGACAAGAAGAACTCCGGCGACAAGATCGACGGCGTGTCCGCCCTGCTGACCGCCATGTCCGAGATCCTCGCTCGCCCGCCGCGCCGGAAGTCCCGGTACGCCGAGGGCGAGGACGACGAAATCATGGTCGTGTAGCGCGGCCGAACCCGAGGGGAGGCCGCGGATGTTCTGGTGGCGCCGCACAGCCGTACGCAAGCGAGTCGTCGTCAACCTGTCCGACAAGGCGTTCCGCGCGATCCTGTGGGCCAAGCGCGGCCCGCTGCTGGTCCTGCGGGACGCCGAGCTCCTCGAGGCCGGCCGCGCCCCGCAGACGGTGGACGGCGAGGTCGTCGTCGAGCGGGCCCGGGTGGAGTTCATCCAGGTCCTGGCGGGCGGTGAGGGCTGATGGCGTTCGTGGTCAGCTCCGGTGAACTGGCCACCACCGGGGCCGGCGTACTGCCCGCCTACGCGCCGGCGACGTTCCGGGCGCAGCCGTGGGAGTACGAGACGATCTGGCGCACGCAGCCGCAGGTCCGTACGGTCATCGGGTTCATCGCGCGGAACATCGCCCAGCTCGGCGTGCACGTCTTTCGCCGGATCAGTGACACCGACCGCGAGCGGCTGCGCGATCACCCGCTGGCGCAGCTGCTCGCCGAGCCGCTGCCCCGCATGACGCAGTACCGGTTCATCGAGCGCATCGTCAGCGACAGGGCCCTGTACGACAACTTCTTCGGGATCAAGCTGAAGCTCGACGGGCGGCTGCGGATCCTGCCTGTGCCGCCCACGCTGATCCGCCCGTACGGCGGGAACTGGATCGCCCCCGAGTACTACGAGACCGCGGGCGGGCGGCAGTTCGGGGTGGACGAGGTGATCCACATTCACGGCTACTCGCCCACCGATATGACCTACGGCGAGTCCCCCATCGAGTCCCTGCGTGAACTCATCCTCGAGTCGTCCGAGGCGGCCAAGTCCCGGGCTCAGATGTGGAGGGGCGGGTCTCGCCTCACCGGCGTCCTCGTCCGGCCGGCCGACGCCCCCGAGTGGGACGCGAAGGACCGACGCCGCTTCCGAGAGATGTGGCGAACGTTCTCGCAGGGCGGCGGCGCCGAGGGCGGCACGCCGATCCTCGAAGACGGCATGGACTACAAGCCGGTTGGCTTCAACCCCGAGCAGGCCCAGTACATCGAGGCCCGCAAGCTGACCCGCGAGGAGGCCGCGGCCGCCTACTACATCCCGCCGCCGCTGATCGGGATCCTCGACCACGCCACCTACTCCAACATCAAGGAGCAGCACGCCCACCTGTACCAGGACACGTTGGGGCCCTGGACGGTGGATCTGCAGCAGGAGTTCGAGGCGCAGATCCTGCCCGACCTGCCGGATAACCGGAACGTCTACTGCGAGTTCAACGTCGAGTCGAAGATGCGCGGCGACTTTGAGAGCCAGGCCGCTGCAGCGTCGACCGCAACGGGCGGCCCGTGGATGACGCGTAACGAGATCCGGGCGCGGAACAACCTGCCCCGGGTGGAGGGCGGCGACGAGCTGATCGTGCCCATGAACGTCACCGAGGGCGGCCTCGCCAGTCCACGGGACACCGCCCCGGCGCCTGGGGACGGCGCCCCAAAAGCGGGCGGCCTGCCGCGTAGGAAAGCCTCCGGCAGGCCTTCGTCGCTCGGCACCTTCGCGTCCGAACGTGACGCCCTCGAGAGCACGCTGGTCGCGTTCACCGAGCGGCAGGCCGACGCCCTCCTGGCGGCCGCCGGCGCGAAGGCCGACGACGACGGCATGCCGAACCTCCTCGAGCTGTGGGCGAAGGGCTCCGAGGACCGACTCGCGCAGCTGCAGGCGCTGCTGTCCCACCACGGCTACCGGCTTGCCCAGGTCGGCGCGTGGGGCGTGCTGGACGTCTACAACCCCGAGGCCGAGAACTGGTCAGCCGAGGTGATGCTCGCCTGGATCCTCGCTGCCGCCGAGACGCACGCGGCGCAGCACGAGGAGGCCGGGCGGGCGGCCGTCGCCAAGGTGCAGGAGGAGGGCGGCGACGGCTGGCGGGAGGACCTGCAGTCGGCCGCGGCAGCGTGGGGCTCCGCGGCCGCTGCACGGGCCCGCACCGCCGCCACTGAGACCCGCTCGTTCGGCAGCCACGATGCAGCCAGCGCGTCCGGTCTCACAAAGAAGATCTGGCGGACCGGCGGAAAGAACCCGCGGCCCAGTCACAAGGCCCAGGACGGCGAGTCCGTCTCCCTGGACGACGTGTTCTCCAACGGCCTGCGCTGGCCCGGCGACGGCCAGGGGCGCACCGAAGAGCTCGTCAACTGCAACTGCGACCTCGACTACGAGGAGGGCTGACCTGTGGCCCAGGACGCCAACGTCTACCCCGAACCCCAGGGCGGGTTGCAGCCCCTGAGCGAGCTCATCGACTCCGGCCTGCTGTGGCTGATCAACCGCTGTGTCTTCCACCCGCACGGCCTGGCTCTGGCGCTGTGGCGCGAAGAGAGCGGTGAGGTCACCGGCTGGCAGCTTCTCATCGCCCGCCAGGGCGAACCCTTCTCCTTCTCGAACCGCGACGACGAGGACGGCTACCGGCGAGCTGAGGCGACCCTGCGCGCGGCTCTCATCAGGAAGGAGCACTGACGTGCGCACGATGGAAGTGACCGCCAAGGTCAAGGCGGCAGGCGTCGCCGACGGCCTGGACGAGGGACAGTTCGTCGCCCTGGTCAGCGTGTTCAACAACGAGGACAGCTACGGCGACGTCGTCAGGCCTGGCGCCTTCACGCAGACCCTGCAGGAGTGGGCGGCCAAGGGCGACGACATCCCCGTCATCTGGGCCCACCAGTGGAGCGACCCGTTCTCCCACATCGGCCGCGTGCTGAAGGCGACCGAGACGCTGCAGGGCCTCGAGGTCACCGGGCAGATCGACGACCTCGACGGCGAGGACGCCAACCCGACCGCGAAGCAGGTCTACCGCCTGCTCAAGGGCCGCAGGGTCACCCAGTTCTCCTTCGCGTACGACGTCGGCGAAGGCGGCTGGATCACCGACGACGAGCACCCCTGGGGCGGCTACTACGAGCTGCGCCGCCTGGACCTGCACGAGGTCGGGCCGTGCCTGCTCGGCGTGAACCGCGAGACCGAGCTGCTCGCCGCGAAGGCCGCGGGCCTCGCCGCCGGCGCGAAGGCCGGCCGCGTCCTGTCCCAGAAGAACTTCGACACCCTCACCGCGGCTTACGAGTCGATCGGTGAGGTCCTGGCCGCCGCTGCCCCGGAGCCCGACAAGGCCCGTGGCCCGGCCGCCCCGAAGAAGAACGACACCCCGGAGGAGACCGGCCAGCCCGGCTCTGCGGCGGCCAGCGGCGACACGCCGCCCGCCAAGCCCTCAGAGCCCGCGCCCGCCCAGGCCGCCACCGAGGACACCACCAGCAGCACCGAGGAAGAGACCACCCCGAGCCCCCGCGAAGCATCCGAGGATGCCGCCAAGGCCGGATCCGTCTCCGCCCGTCTGCGAACCGATCTCGAGCTCCTGGAGCTCGAGGCAGCGCTCACGGAATAGGAGATACGGCATGGCCAAGACCATCAAGGAGCTGTCCGAGGAAGCCAAGGGATGGCTCCTCAAGGCGCGCGAGATCACCCTCGCCGCCGAACAGGACGGCGAACGCGACTTCACCACCGAGGAGTCCGCCCAGCTTCGCGAGTACATGGGCAAGGCCACCCAACTCAAGGCCGAGATCGAGAAGCTAAAGGGCAACGACGAGCTGCGCCGTACGCTCGCCGAGCTCGGCGACGACATCGCCCTCAACGTCAACACCGACGAGAAGGGCCAGCGGCAGACCGCGTCCGGATTCATCCTGCCGGACAAGGCCAAGAGCCTCGGCCAGCAGTTCACCGAGTCCGCCGAGTACAAGCACCTGCTCGCCCAGGCGCCCAACGGCAAGTTCGGCGCCAAGCAGCGCGTGCAGTCGGAGATGTTCGGGGTCAAGTCGCTGGTCACCGGCGGCTCCGACACCTCCGGCGGAGCCCTGGTCCAGAACGACTGGCGTGGTCTGCAGGTGGGCCTGGACGTGTTCCAGCGGCCGCTGCGGCTGCGGGACGTCGTCACCCCGGGCACCACCACCTCGGACACGGTGGAGTACGTGCGCGTCACCTCCGTGACGAACAACGCGGCCCCCGTCCCGGAGGCGACCAGCTCGGCGGCACCGACCGCACCGGGCGGCGCGGGCGCGCTGGTGAACAACGCGGGCGGCGGCTACAAGCCGGAATCCGGCCTCGCCCTCGCGAAGATCACCACGGCGGTCAAGACGATCGCGCACTGGATGCCGGCCACCAAGCGGGCCCTCTCCGACGCCGCGCAGATCAGGACGCTCATCGACGCGTTCCTCCTGTACGGCCTGGAGGAGGAGCTCGAGGACCAGATGATCCAGGGCGACGGCACGGGCGAGAACTTCGAGGGCCTCGGCAACGTGTCCGGCGTCCAGGCGCAGGCCTGGGACACCGACCTGCTCACCACCCTGCGCAAGGCCAAGACCAAGGTCCGCACCATCGGACGCAGCATCGCCAACGCCTACCTGCTGCACCCGACGGACCTCGAGACCCTGGACCTGCTGCAGGACAACGAGGCCAGGTTCTACTTCGGCGGCCCGTCCGGCACCGGTACGGCGCAGCCGCTGTGGAACCTGCCGATCATCGAGACCGAGGCCGTACCGCAGGGCACCGGCTACGTCGGTGACTTCCGCAAGGCCGTCCTGTGGGACCGCGAGCAGGCCACCGTCCAGGTCACCGACAGCCACCTGGACTTCTTCGTCCGCAACCTGGTGGCGATCCTCGCCGAGATGCGGGCCGCCTTCGGCATCCTGCAGCCGTCCGCGTTCGTCGAGATCGACCTGACCGCCTGATAGGAGGCTGATCCCATGGCGTACCTGGACCCCGCCGGGGGCAAGGCCCGCGAGGGCCGGCAGGCCGCGGCACAGGCCGACATGGCGGCCGTCACCACGACGGCCGCCGCCGGCGCCAACCCCACTAAGGCCGAGTTCGACAAGGTCGTCACCGACCTGACGGCCGCCCGGACGACGCTCAACGGGCTGCTCGCCAAGCTGAGGGCAGCCGGTCTGATCGCGCCGTGAGCCTGTTCATCCACCGCAACGCTGGAGGGCGCTGCCCGTGCGGAGCTGAGAACGCGACGTGCGGGCCGCCCTCCAACGCGGTGCCGGTGGACCAACTCATTGAGGAGGTAGCCGCGGTGAGCGGACCCCTGAAGAAGTACCGCGTCACGCGTGGTGGCGTAGAGACCGTGATGAAGCTGTCCGACGATGACGCCAAGCGGCTCGGAGCCAAGGCGGACGACGTCGTCGGCGGCGCATCTACGATCCAGCCCGTCGAGCCCGTCCAAGAAGGCGAGGCCGATGATGGCCCTGCTGACGACGGCGGCGGCAGCGGCGCCAGCCAGGGCGACGACGCGGGCCAGGGCGCGCAGCAGGTGCAGCAGGCTGCGGACGACGGCGGTGATGGCCAGGCGTCGGGCGCGACGCCGGCAGCGGCGGACAGCCAGCAGCCGACGCCGGCGCCTACCGCGGCGAAGACGACCGCCGCGAAGAAGACTGCGGCCAAGCGGCAGCCAGTCGCGGCGAACAAGGCGCGTACGGCTGCGGAGACCAAGGCCGCCGACGGTGGCAGCTGAGGACGAGTTCCTCGCCGACCCGGCCGAGCTCGCCGCGAAGCTCGGCCGGAGTGAGGACGACCCGAAGCTGCTGTACGCGCTGCGGGCCGCGTCCCGTCGCTTCCGCGGGCAGGTCCACCATCCGGTGACGTTCGTCGCCGACGACGTGGTGGTGCTGGACGGCTCCGGCCGTGCGTCCCTGCTGCTGCCCGTGTGGCCCGTCACCGCTGTCTCGGCGGTCGTTCTGGACGGCACCGAGCTGGTGGAGGGCACCGACTACAGCTGGTCGGACGCGGGCATCCTGCGGCGGCTGGGCTGCCTGCACTGGCCCGACCGGCTGCGCTGCCTGCAGGTCACCTACAGCCACGGCTGGCCGGTGGACGACATCCCTGGGGACATCCAGGAGGTCGTCAACGAGCGGGCCGAGGCTGCCCTCAACATCGTCGTGGGCGTGCAGTCCAAGGCCGTCGGCGGGCAGTCCGTGACGTTCGGGGCGCAGGCCGCGGCCGGTGCCACGGAGGCATGGACGAAGGCCGTCGAGAAGTACAAGGTCCGAGCGTCCGGGGACGTGTGAGTGATGTTCTTCTTCGACAGCCTCGTACGTGTACGCGCGAGCGAGCGCACGGACCGCGGCGGCAACAAGATCGCGGACTGGTCGGATGCCGCGGTCAGCCGACTGCCGATCGGCCAGCTGAACATCCAGCCCGCCATCCAACAGGAGGGCCAGGACGACACCCGCGACTCGGTGACCACCGGGTGGCGGGTGCAGTCCGAGGAGGGCACCCGCCCCGACATCACCGCCACCGACCGCCTGGAGTGGCGCGGCGGCACCTACGAGGTCGACGGCGAGGTCGCCGAGTGGCCCGACCCGCTCACCGGCGGGGTGCACCACATCGAGCTCACGATGATCCGCGCGACCGGATAGGAGGCCTCCCGTGCTGCAGTCCTTCCGCCTCGACCACCGCGGTGTCCGCGAGTTCCTTCAAGGCCCCGAGCTCCGGCGCGCGGTCGACGACGTGGCGGGCGCGATCGCCGCGCACGTCCGCCCGCAGGTGCCCGCGGGCACGCGCGTGTCCGTGCACGGCTACACCACCGACCGCGGCGCCGCCTCGGTCACCATCGAGGACGTTCGCGGCATGGCGTGGCAGGCGCGCGATGGCATCCTCACCCGGGCCGCCGGCGCGGTGGGCCTCGAAGTGAAGGCGTGGCAGCGGTGAAGACGCTCACTGTCTTCGACGACGCCCAGGCCGCCGGCGCCGCCGTCCTGCGTACGGCACTCACTGGACGCCTCGAGCCGTTCGCGACTGGCGTCACGGTCGGCACGAAGGTTCCCACCACCCGCGTCCCGGAAGAGGTGTTCCGGTACGTCATGGTCCGCAAGGACACCGACGTTCCGCACTCGTCCATGGCCAATGCGCGCGTCACTCTGCGGGTCACCTGCTGGCACGAGGACGACGACCAGGCCCACGATCTGGCGATGCTCTGCCAGGGCCTGCTCATCGTCCACTCCGGCACCGTCATCCGCGGTGTCCGCCCGGGCACCGGGCCGCTTTCGGCGATCGACGACGTCTCCGGCGCCCCGCTGTCGACGTTCACCGTGCTCGCCAACATCAGGCCCCGACTGGCCTGACCACGATCACCCGCCGCCCAGCGACGAGGCAGAGAGCCTCCGCCGGGCTGAGACCCCGGTGCGCGCGCAGCGACTGGGCGGCGGGCCCGTACTGCCGAACCGCGGCTCCCTGCATCTGCTATCTGGAAGGAGGGCGCCGTGGCCGGCGACCCGACAAAGGCAAATCTCTGGACCGACGCGGACGTGTACGTGTCCTGGAACCTGAGCGCGACGCTTCCCGCCAACGCGGCGACTCCGTTCGGGCCGGACTGGCACCTGGTCGGTCTGCTCGACGGAGACGAGGGTTTCCCCGAGACTCGCGACGAGGACACCGACGACAAGTTCGCGTGGGGCGGCATCCTCGTCCGTACGTCCCGTCAGCACTTCAAGCTGACCAAGTCCTTCACGGCCCTCGAGGACAACGAGACCACCCGCAAGCTGGTGTGGCCCGGGTCCACTGACACGCAGATCAAGGTGCCGCGTCCGGAGCGGGTCAAGGTGGCTTTCGAGACCCGCGAGGGCGAGAAGGTGCGCCGCCTGGCGACGGCCCAGTACGCCGAGTGCTCGCTGGACGGCGACCACGGCGAGAACGAGACCGACCTCGAGTCGGCGACGATCGCCGCGACGATCTTCCCGACCGACGACGGCGTCCTGTTCGACCGCCAGGCCACCCCGGTCCTGTCGTCCATCTCCGTCACCCCGGCCACGCTAACGGTCGCCGACGGGGAGATCGGCGCCCTCGCGGCGACGGCTACCTACTCCGACGCGACCACCGCCGACGTCACCGCCAGCGCGACCTGGTCCACGTCGGACGCCACCAAGGCCACGGTGTCCGCCGGGTTCGTCACCGGCATCGCCGCCGGTTCCGCCACGGTGACCGCCAGCTACCAGGGCCAGACCGACACCTGCGCCGTGACCGTCACGGCCTGACCGACCGCCGGGGCGCGGGAAGTTCGTCGCGGTTCGGACCGCGCCCCGGTGCACCACCCCACCGAACCGCGAAGCGAAGGAGGCCCATGCCTCTGCAGCAGTTCACCGACATCGAGCTACACGCCAAGGCCGTGCAGCTCGGCGTCATCGACAAGGGCGACGAGCTCCCGCGCAACCAGCGCTCCCGCGTGGCCGCCGCCCTCCTGGAGGAACGGCGCACGGCCGAGCAGCCGAGCACGCCGGCCGAGCCCGTGTGCGCGAAGGAGATCGCCGTACGCGGCAGCGAGATCACGGTGGACGGCAAGCCGTTCCCGTGGCTGGTGGCCCAGGAGCCGATGGACATCAGGCTCGCCGCGGACGGCTCCGGCACCGTGCGCCTCACGCTCCTGGCCGAGGCCGTCCAGGTCCTCAAGCCCAAGACCGACAGCACCGAAAGCGAGTAACTCCCATGGCAGCAAACCGAACCGCGACGACCAGCAAGGCGCCGGACGACCAGCCGTTCGACTTCAACCTCAACGCCGTCCAGGCCGAGGTCGACCTCACGCCGTTCCGCTTTCTGTGGGCGTCCAAGGACAACCCCAACCGGCGCTTCACCATGGAGCACATCCAGGCCCTGGACATCTGGCCCCTCATGGCGTCCGCCGACCGCGGCGACATCGGCGCCATGACCGCCGCCTTCAAGGTCGCCCTCGGCAAGGAGCAGTGGGAGGAGTTCCACGCCACCCCGCTGCCGCAGTACAAGCTGAAGGCTCTGTTCGACGCCTACCGCACGCACTGCGGTGTCGACGAGGGGGAATCGCAGGCCTCGTCCGACTCCTGAGGGAGCACGGCGAGGCAGTCCAGGCAGACCTTCGCGAGCACTACGGCATCCGCCTGTCGGACCTGTTCCGCCGCGACAGCGCCGGCGTGCCGCTGCTGACGTGGCGGGAGCTCGGCGGGTACATCCGCCAACTCCCCCCGCGCGCCCGCACCCGTATCGCGCTCGGGCAGACGGACGGGCTGTGGGGTCTGCAGGAGCACCTGCAGGCCCTGACGATCGACGAGCTTCGGGTAGCGAACTGGCAGCGTCAGAACGAGGGCGTCAAGGAATCGCAGCAGTCCAAGCCGCCCAAGCCGATGGACCGTCCCGGGGTGGGCCGCGGCCGCGACAAGAACTCCCCCGAGCGCATCGCCAAGCGCAAGGCCGCCCTCGCCCGGGCCGCCGACCGCCGCCGCGCTCTGGCCCACGGGGAGATCACCTGATCCACAACTGACTACGGGGGTGTCCCATGTCGAACGTCGGCTACGCCACACTTCAGGTCATCCCCTCCGTACGCGGGATCGGCGATGAGCTGCGCCGTCAGCTCATCGGCCCCGCCGGGGACGCCGGCGACGACGCCGGAGAAGCCGCCGGCGGCGGGTTCCGTGACTCCTTCACCGGCGCACTGGCCGCGATCGGAGTCACGGAGATCGCCAGCAAGATCGGCGAACAGTTCACCGAGGCGTTCAATCAGGCGATGGAGCAGGGCTCCGTCACCGGCACCCTCAAGGCGCAGCTCGGCGCCACGCAGAAGGACGCGGCGCGCTACGGCAAGGTGGCCGGCCAGCTCTACGGCAAAGCCATCACCGGCGATATCGAGACCGCCGCGGAGGCTGTCCGGGCAACTGTCCAGGGCGGCCTGCTGCCGACCGGCGCGACGACCAAGCAGATCCGCGTGCTGTCCGGCCAGATGGCCGACTTCTCCAAGACCTTCGGCACCGACTTCAGTCTCCAGTCGCAGGCGGTATCCGCCCAGCTGAAGAACGGCCTGGCTCCGAACGCTCAGGCCGCCCTGGACGTGCTGACGGTCGGGATGCAGAAGCTGGGCCCGAATGCCGAGGACCTGCTGGAGACGCTCCAGGAGTACCCGGTCCAACTGCGCAAGCTGGGCCTCGACAGCAAGACCGCGCTCGGCCTGTTCCAGCAAGGCCTCCAGGGCGGCGCCCGCGACACCGACATCATCGCCGACGGCCTGAAAGAGTTCTCGATCAGGTCGATTGACATGTCGGCCTCCAGCCAGACCGCCTACAAGGAGCTCGGCCTGGACGCGGAGAAGATGTCTCTGCAGATCGCCAAGGGCGGCAAGGGCGCGAGTGACGGCCTCCAACTGGTCCTGGACCGCCTGCGGGCGACGAAGGATCCGGTCAAGCAGAATGCCGCCGCGGTCGGCCTGTTCGGAACCCAGGCCGAGGACATGGGCGCCGCCTTGCTGAAGTTGGATCCCTCCAAGGCCGCGTCCGCGATGGGGAAGGTTTCGGGTGCGGCGAAGCAACTCGGTAAGGACCTGCACAGCGGGCCTTCCTACGAGATCACCGTCTTCCAGCGCAGTCTGCGCCAGGCGTTCGTCAACGTCATCGGCGGACAGGTCCTGCCTGTCCTGTCCCGCGTGGGTGGCGTACTCAACCGGACCGTCCTGCCGCCCCTGAGTACGGTCGCCGTCGTCGTGGGCGGCGCCGTGATCGGCGCGTTGAAGGGGCTGTGGACCGCAGGCACGGCCGTCGTGGGCTGGCTGCAGGACATGGGCACGTGGCTCATCCCGATCGGCATCGCCGTGGCCGGGTTCACTGCGGCGATCCTCGCCCAGCAGATCGCCGTCGCCGCGACCACCCTCGTGTTCTCCCTCTACCGCGGCGCCATCCTCGCTTGGACCGCCGTGCAGCGCGGCGCCACGATCGCCCAGCTCGCCTTCAACGCGGTCATGAACGCCAACCCCGTGATCCTGGTGATCACGGCGATCGTCGCCCTGGGCGCGGCCCTCGTCATCGCCTACCAGAAGAGCGAGACGTTCCGGGCGATCGTCCAGACGGCCTGGGCAGGCATCCAGGCCGCCGCCCTCTTCGCGTGGAACAACGTCATCAAGCCCGCGTTCGCTGGCCTGATGACCGGGCTGTCCGCCATCGGCACCGCCTTCTCCTGGCTCTGGTCCGCCGTGATCAAGCCCGTGTTCGGGTTCATCAGCACCGCCGCACGGATCTGGCTCACCGTCATGACGATCGTCGTGTTCGGGCCGATCTACCTCGCGGTCAAGGCGCTCGGCGCGATCTTCTCCTGGCTCTGGACGAACGCGATCTCACCGGCGATCGGCTGGATTGTCACCGGAGCCAAGTGGCTCTGGTCTGGCGTGCAGGCCCAGTTCAACCTGTTCATGGCAGGGGTGCGCCTGCTCGGCAGCGTCGGCATGTGGCTGTGGCGCAACGCCTTCTCCCCGGTGGTCGGCTGGATCGTCGCCGGAGCCAAGTTCATGTGGTCCAGCGTGAAGGTCACCTACGGCCTGTTCATGGCGGGCATCCGCACGTTGGGCTCCGTGGCCACCTGGCTGTACCGCAACGCCATCCAGCCCGCGTTCCGCGGCATCGCGACCGTGGCGGCATGGCTGTACGAGAGGGGGATCAAGCCGCCGATCGACCAGGGCCGTGCGGCCGCGGTCGCGCTCGGCAAGGCCTTCACCGCGGCGAAGGACGTCATCGGCGAACAGTTCGGGAAGATCGCCAACCTGGCGAAGAAGCCGATTGCCTTCGTGATCAACACCGTCTACAACGGCGGGATCGTCCCCGTCTGGAACAAGGTCGCCTCCGCGTTCGGGGCACCGAAGTTGTCGCCGATCGCGAAGTTCGCTGTCGGAGGCCCGGTGTTCGGCGCGGGCACCGAGACGTCGGACTCCGTGCCCGCGTGGCTCAGCAAGAACGAGCACGTCTGGACCGCGAAGGAGGTGCGCGGGGCGGGCGGCCACGGCGCGGTCATGGCCCTGCGGAACTGGGCGGCGGCCGGCGGCGGCTCGTCCTCGCCCGGGTTCGCGTCCGGTGGCGGCCTGTTCGGCTGGATCGGCAAGGCCGCGTCCAAGGGCGTCGACCTCGCCAAGGAGGGCGTGTCCTGGCTCAAGGACGGCATGAAGGCCTCCGCCCTGGCGGGCCTGAACAGCATCGTCAAGCCCTTGATCGACAAGATCTCCGGTTCAGCGTCCCTGTACAAGGACATGGTCACCGGCATCCCCCGCAAGATGCTGTCGGCGATCATCGGCTACTCCGGCTCGGCGGACAAGAAGCTCGAGGCGGCGGGGATCGGCGGCAAGGGCTTCGCGGCCGGCCTCGCCTGGGCGCGCACCCAGGCGGGCAAGCCGTACCAATGGGGCGGCAACGGGAACCCCAGCTGGGACTGCAGCGGCCTGGTCTCAGCGATCGAGTCCGTCATCCGAGGCCAGAAGCCTCACCGGCGGTGGGCGACCGGTGCCTTCTCCGGTGCCACGGCCCCGCCCGGCTGGGTCCTCGGCGCAGCCTCCCCTTACAAGATCGGCATCACGAACAAGGGGGTTGGCCACACCGCCGGCACCATCAACGGGACCAACGTCGAGAGCCGCGGCGGAGACGGCGTGGTCATCGGCCCCGGTGCCCGCGGATACCGCAACTCGCTGTTCACGCACTGGTACGGCTTCAAGGGCTACGCCCGCGGCACCAGGGGCGCAGCCCCCGGCTGGGCATGGGTCGGTGAACTCGGGCCGGAGCTGGTCAACTTCGGCGGAGGCGAGCAGGTCCTCAACCACCGCGACTCCCTCAACGTCGCGGGCAGCCTGGGTGCGATGCCCGGCTACGCCAAGGGCACCAAGGCCACGGCGGCACGCAAGGACTTGCCCGGGGACCTGTCCTCCGTGAGCAAGGCCCTCACCGCCAGCGCGTCGGACATCAAGAAGGCGTTCGACGAGCTGACGAAGGACCTGCGTACGGCGGGCGGTTCCGCGAAGCGCCTGACGACGTCGACCACGGCGGCCTCCGCGAAATTGCAGTCGCTGGCCAAGCGGCGCGATGCGGTCGATGCCCGGATCACGGCGGCCAAGGAGACCGCGGCCGACCGGAAGAAGGCGGCGGCTGACTTCCTCGGTTTGGGCAACTTCGGGGAGTCCACCTCGGTCAAGGAGATCATCGCCGGTCTGCAAGGCCGGCAGAAAACTGTGCGGACGTCCCAGTCGACGATCGCTGGCCTGGCCAAGCGGGGTCTCAGCCAGAGCCTCATCGGGGAGCTGGGGGCGCTCGGCCCGGACAGTGGCCTGGCTGGTGTGCTGGCGAAGGCGAGCAAGGGGCAGATCGCCCAGCTCAACCAGCTCTCGGCCTCCGGCGCCAAGCTGGCGACGAGCTACGGAAACACCGTGGCCGACGCCATGTTCGACAGCGGTAAGAACGCCGCGCGTGGGTTCCTGACTGGTCTGCAGTCCCAGGAGAAGGAATTGCAGGCCGCGATGAACAGGCTCGGCGGGTCTCTGGTGACGGCCATCAAGCGGAAGCTGAAGATCAAGTCGCCGTCCAGGGTCACCACGGGTGTCGGCGAGATGGCCGGCGCGGGCGTCCGGGTCGGCCTGGACAACACCGCCAACGCGGTCGCGGCCGCGGCCGCACGCGTCGCTGACGCTGCGGTCCCTGCCGTCCGGTCGGTCCAGCCGGGCCCCGGGACAGCAGCGTCGGGGACGGAGCCGTTCGTGGTGGAGGTCCACACCAAGGACGGCGCGCTGGCCGAGCTGATCGACGTCCGCGTACGGCAAGGCAACCGCGTCCTGACCGGTGTGGTCAGCGCAGGAAGGAATCGGTGATCCATGGCCATCCCCGGGAACTTCCTGTCGCCGACCACGGAGACGATCGACCCTGGCACCAGCGGCTGGACGGCGAAGCTCAACGCCACGCTGGGCCTCGGCTCGGGCGGTCGTACCGGCGGTGACGGCTGCCTCATGGTCAAGTCGGTGGCGGCCGGGGAGGCGCAGGCCCGTACGGTCTCGCAGTACCCGGTCACCGTCGGCGAGACCTACGAGGCCTTCGCGGACGCCGCCGGCGGGACCGTGCCGGAGCGGATCGGCATCCAGTGGCTGGATGCGGCGGCGGCTGAACTCTCGATCACCTGGTCGCCGGTCACCGCGACGGCATCCGCGGGCTGGCACCGCATCGCGGTCGGCGGTGTCGCCCCGCTCGGTGCGGTCACGGCCCGGGTCATCCTGTCGTCGATGACCCCGGCCGCCGCCAACGTCACCCAGTTCTTCGAGAACATCTACCTGGGGCTGCCTCAGCGGTTCGCCAAGAACCTGCTGTCGTTCAACGCCGAGCAGATGCTGCTGGACACCAGCGCCTGGACGGTGGAGTCCAACGCGACCCTCTCGCGCACGGTGCCGGTGTTCTCGTGGTCGGTCAACTGGTACTACTCCGGCGGCCCGATGCTGACCATGACGGTCACCGCAGCGGGCAACGCCTCCGTGCTGTGCGCGGAGCGGCCCTCGGTGGTGGCCGGCCGAGAGTACCTGGCCTACGGGTACATCAACCCGCCCACCAGCGGCTCCACCGTCTGGTCGGAGCTGCGGTTCTACAACGCGGCCGGCGCCCAGATCCAGGCGACCCGCTCCACCGTGGCGCCGCCCGCCACCGGCGCCTACCGGCAGATCGCCTCCGCCGTGGCCCCGGCTGGCGCTGTCACCGCGAGCATCGCACTGGGCATCACCGGCGCGAGCGCCACCCAGGTCGTGCGCTTCGACGGTGTGGTGGTCAAGGAACGCACCAGCGCGACGACCAACAGCCTGACCAACGACAACGTGGTGCTGTTCGCCGACTCCGGGTTCGAACAGGGCGTGGGCTCCTGGACGACGTCCTCCGGCGTGGCCGCGCTGGCCCGCTCCACCCCATGGGGCGGGCAGGCCTACTCCGACTCCTACAGCCTCACCGTCACCAGCAGCACGGCCACCGCGAGCGTGCTGCGCTCCGGCACCTACAAGGTGACCGCGGGCGTGAACTGGCGGGTCGGCGGCGCCTTCAAACGGGTCGCAGGTGGCTGGACGCTCACCGTCGGGATCCGCTGGTTCAACGCCTCCTCGACGCTGATCTCCACCACCACCTCGTCGTCCGCGGCTCTGCCCTCGGACGGCCTGTGGTACACGATCCAGGACGACCAGGCCGCGCCCGCCGGCGCGGTCACCGCCCAGCTCGAGTTCACGCTCACCGCGACGTCCGCATCCTCGACGCTGCAGATCGACAGCGTGTCCCTGCGCCAGATCAAGCCTCAGAGCGAGATCACGGCCGACGACACCACCGGCTCGATCGACATCGTGCTGCGTGAGCTGACCGCCGGAGCACCGATCACCCTGTACCGGGTGACCGCGGACGGCAAACGCGACCTGGTCCGCGGCAGCGACGGCCTGATCGACCAAGTCCCGCTGGTCAGCGACGAGTTCCATGCCGAGGACTACGAGGCGCCGCTCGGCGTGGCCGTGTACTACCAGGCGGAGATCCGCTCGACGACCACCGGCATGGTCATCACCTACCGCAGAACGAGCACGGTCACCCTGGCAGCCGGGTCACGGCTGCTGGTGTGGCTCAAGGACCCGCTCGAGCCACAGCGCAACATCCGCCTCATGGCCCGGGACCCGCTACCCACCCTCACCCAGGACATCGAGGAGGGCGCGCACCGGGTGCTGGGCCGCCGCAACTCAGTGGTCCTCACCGGTGTGCGCGCGGGATACACCGGCGAGCTGGGCGTGTTCACCCGCACCGCCGACGAGAAGGCCGGCCTCAACTGGCTGCTCGCCCCGGGGCACGTCGTCTTCGTGCAGGCCTCCCCAGCGAGCGGCTGGAGCGACCTGTATGCCTCGGTCGGGGCCGTGCCCGACACCCCGGACCCCGACCCCGACAGCGGCTGGGACGAGTGGACTCTGCCGCTGACCCAGGTCGACCGGCCCACCGGCGGGCAGAGCGGGTCCGCCGACCGCCTCTGGAACGACATCCGGGTGGAGAACGCGACGTGGGGCGACGTCCTACGCAAGTACGCCACCTGGTTCGACGTGCTCCTCAACCGGCCCAGGGAAGGGGGATGATCGGTGTACCCGGCCACCGCCCGCTTCCTGAACACCCTCGCCGAGTCCCACCGCGTGATCTCCGAGGTGGAGCTCCACCGCACGGACGGTGTGGTGGAGCTCCTCGAGCACACCGGGGGTTCGGTCACCGCGGACCGCGGCTCGGCCTGCCGGCGCACCTGCACGGTGACCGTGCCCGACGTGTCCCTCATTCCGCGCTCGGCCCGCGACCGGGTCAACGTCTACGGCGCCTACCTGGTGATCCGGCGGGGCATCGACTACGGCGGCGGCAAGCGCGAGCTCGTGCCGCTCGGCGTCTTCCGCGTGGACCAGGTCACCGGGGACCGCGCCCTGGGTCCGGTCACGCTCGAGGGCAAGTCATTCGAGGCCTACCTGTCGGACGACAAGTTCACCGTCGCCACCTCAACGCGCGGCTACGGCACGGTGTCCACCGCGATCAACTACCTGGTGTCGTCGTCAATGCCGTCCCTGTCCGTGGACACCAGCCGCCTCGTCGACACAGCGATCGGCACCACCACGTGGGACGTGCAAGGCGACCGCATGGACGCCATCCGCGAGGTGGCCCGAGCAGCTGGCTGCGAGGTCTACTGCGACGCGAACGGCACCCTCGTCGTCGCCCCGCTCCCGGACCCGCTCACCACACCACCGGTGTGGGACGTCGCCGCGGGCGAGCGCGGCACGCTCATCAAGGCCAGCGGCGGCATGTCTGCCGCCGGCGTCTTCAACGGGATCCTGGCCACGGGCGAGAACACCGAAGACAACACCGTCCGCGTCTCGGCGCTGGTAGTCGACAACGACCCCACCTCACCGACCTACTGGGGCGGCCCCTTCGGGCACCGGCCGGACTTCATCTCCTCGTCGACGCTGACGACCACGGCCGCGTGCACGGCGGCCGCGACGGCCGAGCTCGCCTCGAGGCGGCTGCCGAACGCGGTCGCTGATCTGTCCAGCCTCCCCAACCCCGCCCTGGAGCCCGGAGACGTGCTGCGTGCCATCTACCTGGACGGCACGCGTGAGCTCCACCAGGTGCAGTCGCTGACCATCGGCCTGGAGCCTTCCAGCGAGTTCACGCTGTCGCTGATCGGCGGCAAGGAGGACTCCTGATGCAACTCTCCTCCGCGGAGGCCTCGCTCGTCGACGCTCTCCTCGCCGAGGCCAGACGGCAGGCCTCCAGCGATCCGGCCGTACGCCGCTCGGACTTCCAGACAGCGACCGTCACCGCCGTCGGCGTGACACCGGGCACCGTCGACGTGGGCGCCATCCGGGCCCGCTACCTGGAAGACGTCTACCGCAACCCGGCCGTCGGCGACAGCATCGTCCTCCTGCAGTCCGGCAACGGGAACTGGATCGCTCTCGGCCGCCCGGCCACCGCCGCCGACGCCATCGGCGCGACGCGCACAGCGATCCGCACGGCCGACACCTCCCGCGCGAACACCGCCACGGCGGCCGCTGACACGCAGATCGTGCTGCCCGTGACCGCGGGCGCCGTCTACGACCTCAACGCGGTCGTCTTCTACTCCGGGGCTTCCGACATCCTGCTCGGCTGGTCGGTGCCCGCGAGCACGGCCGGCACCTGGATCGGTCTCGGTAACGGCACCACCCTCGCGTCCGCCACGGGCAGCGGTGGAACTCAGCTGGACGTCAGCTCGACGGCGGGCTACACGATCCGCACCGAGGCCACCGACATCACCGGCACCCGCACGTACGGCGCCATCAGCACCACCAAGTTCGCCGTCCATATCTCCGGCACGATCCGTGTCGCTGCCACGGCCGGAAACGTCGCCCTGGCCTGGGCACAGGGCGGCTCCAGCGCCACGGCCACCTTCTTGTACGCCGATTCGTGGATGCGCCTGCACCGCGTCTCCTGACCAGAGAGGGGCGGCCATGGCCACCACCGACTCCTTCGCCCAGAGCATCCCGGCCCCGACCCTGTCGGACGAGCCCAACATCGAGGCGCTGATCGCCACGATCAACGCCCTGACCGGCCGGAGCGTGATGCGGTTCGCCTCGGCATCGGCCCGCAACGCAGCGCTCACGGCGCCGGTTGAGGGCATGACGGTGTGGCTGACGGCCGAGCGGCGCCTGGAGATCTACAGCAACAGTTCCTGGATCGTGTGGCCGCCTCAGCCGGTGCAGACGTTCCAGGTCTCCGACGCGCCGTACAACCAGACGCAGACCACTGTCGACTATTCGTCCGGCGCTTGGCCGCGGCCGGTCTTCACCGCACCGCCGTCCGGCAAGGCCTTCGTCACCATCAGCGCCAGCATCTCGAACACGAACACCGACACCAGCACGATCTGGGCGGCCTGGCGGGCGACGGGAAGCTTGGGCTTCACCTTCTCGAACCTCACCCGCACCGGCCTGTCGGCTCAGGGCAAACGTGTGGTCGCCTCGAAGCGGACGCTCCTGACCGGGATGACCGCCGGAGAGACGATCACGATCATCCCGCAGTGGAACATCAGCTCCGGCACGTCCTCGACGGCCGAGACCCTCAGCGGCGAACTCCTCGTCGAGCCCGCCCCCTGACAGAGAGGCCCGCCTCCGTGCTCGTACCGCTGCCCACCCAGCCTCAGCCGTCCCTGGCTGCTGGGGACATGGGGACCCTCGAGGACCTCGGCCTGGCCGAGCCCGAGCCCGTCCCCACCGACACCCCGCCCGAGCCACCCACTTCAGAGGGTCCGTCGGTCTGACCGACCCGTCTCACCCCGCCCGCACGCCCCGCGCCGCCCGGCCCGGGGCATTCTCTTTGGAGGCATCGTGAAACCGTCCCTTGGGCGCATCGTCCACTACACCCTCAGCGAGCAGGACGCCGACGAGATCAACCGGCGCCGCACAGACTCCTTCGTGCTGGCTGGAAACCAGGCACGGGAGGGCGACGTCTACCCGGCGGTGATCGTCCGCATCTTCGGCGAGACACCAGAGTCGGCGGTCAACCTCCAGGTGCTCCTGGACGGGACCGACACCTTCTGGGCGACCTCGCGCACGCTCGGCGAGGGGTCGTTCCACTGGGCATGGCCGGAGCGTGTCTGATGGCCACGCCCCTGTCCGCGGCGAAGATGCTGGCCGCACTGAAGGCTGAGGGTCTCACCGTGCACGAGCACGCCGACTGGAAGACCCACAACCGCGACGCCGCGACCGGCAAGAGCTTCGGCCCCGTGGTCGGCGTGCTGATCCACCACACCGCCGGCCACAACGACAAGGAACTCTGCTTCAACGGCCGTTCGGGGCTGCCCGGCCCGCTCTGCCACACCTGGCTGGGCAAGACCGCCGGCCTCTGGATGATCGGGAGCGGCCGCGCCAATCACGCCGGTCTCGTCGACGGCGACGTCATCCACGCCCTGATGGCCGAGTCCTCGCCCCTGCCGAAGGACGACCGCGCTGACACCGACGGCAACGACTCCCTGTACGGGCTGGAGATCGAAAACCTCGGCAACGGCGAGGACCCATATCCGACGGACCAGTACCGACAGGCCGTCCTCTGGGCGGCCGCCATCTGCCGCGCGCACGGCTGGTCGGAGAAGTCGGTCGCCGGGCACAAGGAGGTCCAGCCCGGGAAGATCGACCCGAGCTTCGACATGGACACCTTCCGCGCCGACGTGAAGAAGCAGCTCGCGAAGACCCCGGGGAAGCCGGTCACCTCGCCCGCTCCCTCCCCGTCGAAGCCCAAGGTCGACCTGTCCCGCCTCATCGCCGCGGCCAAGACCGACCCTGGCGCGAAGCAGGGCCACGTCACGTACATGGCCGGCACCAACCTCGTCGAGGCCGCCCTCCTCAAGCTCGGGTACCTCAGCAAGGCCTACGCCGGCGACGGCTCCTTCGGCAGCACGACCGTCACGGCGTACGGCAAGTGGCAGCGCCACCTCGGCTACACCGGCGCCGACGCCAACGGCATCCCCGGCATCAAGTCCCTCACCCAGCTCGGTGCCAAAACCGGGCTGTTCACCGTCACCGCCTGACCCCCGAAAGGAACCATCACCATGCCCGAGTACACCCTGTCCGGCGAGGCCGAGACCGTCATCAAGACCGCGGGGACCTACGCCAGAGACCTCGCCGAGCGCGTCACCTGGACATTCCTCGGTGGGACCGCCGCGGTCGTGACCGCGTCCGGCCCGGCTGACATGTTCCACGCCTCGTTCTGGCAGGCCGTCGGGACCGGCGGCCTCGCGGCTGTCGTCGCCCTCGGCAAGGGCCTGTTGGCGCGCTGGCGCGGGGCGGCGAACAGCGCGTCCACGGCCAAGGGCGTCTGACACACGGCTCGTACATCAGCCAACGGGGGAGTTCGGATAAGTAAGGGGAGCCTCCTTGGACGCCACCACCATCGGCGCACTCCTCGCGCTGATCGGGGTCATGTCCGGCAGCGTGGTGGCGTACCTCGGCAAGCGGGGCGAGAACGCAACCGCCCGCTGGAACTCCGAGTTGGACCAGGTCCAGGAGGAGCGCGACAAGCTGCGTGAGCAGGTCGCCGCCAAGGACCAGAAGATCGAGGCGCTGCTCGAGCAGCGCCTCGCCGACCGAGAGGAAAACGCGCGCCTACGGGAAGAGCGCGCGCGCCTCCGGATCCAAGTCGTCAATCTGGGAGGCGATCCTCAGTGACCCGTGCAGAGCGGGCCCTGGCAGGGCGCTGGCGGTGGATCGCCGTCTTCTGCTGGCTGATCGCGCTGACTGGCGTGGCTGTCGTCGGCTGGTCCGTGTTCAACCAGCTGGCCGACGAAGCCGACCGGCGGGGCCAAGCTGTCGGCACTCTGGCCTCGGACGTGAGGATCCTGCGCGAGCAGGTGAAGGCAGCGGGCGAGACACCGAAGGCCCCGGACCCGAGCCAGGCCGTGAAGGACCTTGACGAGCGCACCCGGGTACCGGTCCCGATCCCCGGGCCACGCGGCCCGCAGGGCGATCCCGGAACACCCGGGCCGTCAGGGTCCCCAGGAGCGACGGGCGCACCAGGTGCACCCGGCCAGAACGGTCAGGACGGTCAGGACGGGACCGCGGGCGAGCCCGGTGCCGCAGGGCCCCCCGGGGCACCGGGCCCCACTGGTCCCGCCGGCCCGCAGGGCGAGCCCGGCCCGACAGGACCCGCGGGCCCTGCGGGACCTGCGGGACCTGCGGGCAAGGACGGGCAGACGTGTCCGTCCGGCTATCACTTGGAGGCCCCGTCCTGGGACCCGAATGCCCTGGTGTGCCGTAAGGACGACGCCCCCGACCCCGAGCCCAGCAACGAAAGCAGCAGCTTGCTGTCCGCCGGTCTCGACCCCACTCGCCGCCAGTACACGTGAGGAGCACGTCATGCCTCTGCCTGCCGGTGTGGAGACCGTCACCGTCTCCTCAGGTCGGCCGCTAACCCGGCCAGACGGAAAGTGGATCAAGGGCCGGTTGCTCTTCACGGGCCCCGGCTTGGCGACGGTCGCCGAGGACGACTTCACGTTCGGCGGGACGGCCGTAGCGCACCTCGAGAACGGCGAGTTCACCGTGCCCCTGGTGGCCACGGACGCGACCGGTATGAACCCGTCGGGCGGGACGTACAAGGTGGAGAGCGACTTCACCAACGCGCCGAACTGGGTCCGGTACATCAGCCTGCCGAAGGCCACGCCAAGCGTCGTCCTGTCCGACGTGCTGATCCCAGACCCCGTGGCCGGCGAGTTCGCTGTGCTCGCCGACGCCTCCACCCTGCTCGCCAAGGCCCAGAACCTGGGCGACCTCCCTAACCCGGCCGCGGCGCGCGACAACCTCGAGCTGGGGGAAGCGGCGACAGCTGACGTCGGCACCGAGGCGGGCACGGTGGCCGCGGGGGACGACGAGCGGTTCACCGGTTCCCGGCCTCCGTCCGGCCCGGCCGGCGGCGACCTCGGCGGCAACTACCCGGACCCAGGGGTCGTGGCCGTCAACGGGGTCTCGGTGTCGGGGACGCCTGCCGCCGGGCAGGTGCTGACCGCCACCGGCGACGATGCCGCAGCGTGGGCAGACCCGTCCGGCAGCAGCCCGGAGTGGGTGTTCGACGTCACCGACTACGGCGCGGTCGGAGACGCGGTGCTCGTCTTCGACGGTCAAGTCACTCTCGGAGTCCCGACGCTCACGTGCACGACCAGCGCCCGGTTCCACGCCGGCCTGGTAGGGAAGTCGGTCCTGGTCCAAGGCGCGGGCACGTTCGGCGTGACCGCCTTCAAGACCACCTTCGCCAGCTACAACAGCCCCACCAGCATGGGCCTCACCACGGCCCCGCCGACCAGCATCAGCAACGCGGTCGTGGTCTTCGGGACCAACAACTACACAGCGATCCGCGCGGCGACAGCGGCCGCCGAGGCGTATCTCGTTGCCGACCACACCACCGCGGAGGTCTACAGCCCGCCAGGCGCGTACATCCTCGACGGGCCACTCGACACCAGCAAGAGCGGCAACGGCCAGGTGCCGATCAGTGTCTACCCGACCACCGGTGTGAAGAAGATTCCCCACTTCCGAGGGGCCGTGTCCGGCGCCGGCGTTAGGCACTGGGAGCAGAAGGTGCCGCAGTACGGCGGCTCTTGCTGGATCAGCTTCGGGTTCTACGCCTCAACAGCAGCACAGCTCGCGGACATCAACGCGAACGGCAACCCTGGCATCATCTCGGCGCCCAATGAGGGCACGAGCAACGGGCTGGCGTACGGGGCGGTGGCCCGTTTCTCCAACGTCATGCCGATGATCACCGACATGGCGTTTCTCCTCCCGCACACCGCCTTCGGGATCTCGTACGGGGCCTTCAACCTGTTCGGCGCCGCCAACGCCCATGTGGAGAACGTCAGCATCTCCACCCTCGGCGTGGTCCCCGGCACCGACTACACCAGCCCCGGTGTGTTCGGCACCGGCCTGAGCATCGCCGCCCTGATGCCGGCACCGGGCAACAACGTCCTGACCCGCGTCAAGAACCTCAGCATCCAAGGTGGCTTCACCTACGGGTTGTTCTTCAGCGAGCACACCCGAATCGACCACGTCATGATCCTTTACTGCTGGGCGGGGCTGTGTCCGGTGGGCACGTACGCCGGGTCGGTAGGCGCCGCACACCCGATGTTCGTGGGTACCGCGAGCATCGAGCAGTGCACGCGGCAGGTGTACTTCATCGGCGTGGGCAGTCAGGGCGTGGGGCCGCGCGTCGACATCGACCAGCTGCAGACCGAGTCCGGGACACCGACGTTCGACGGCAACTCGACCGCGGCCCTGGCGGGCGCCCTCGGGAAGATCACCCTGACCGGGCTGTTCACCCGCTCCGGGGTCACTGTCGTGCAGCCGTCAGGGATCGAGCTGATCGACGGTCAGGCGCCGCGGGCGATCGTCCGGAAGACGGCGAACTACACGACCAGTCCGATCGACCGTACGGTCCTGATGGACACCACCTCGGGGCCCCTGACGCTGACGCTGCCGAATGCCGACTACTGCGCGGTGGAGTACGTCGCGAAGAACACCGGCACCGGCACGCTCACCGTGGCGACGACGGCCGGGCAGCTGATCTACCCGACCGGCACTGCCACCGGCAGCACCACCACGACCGTGAGTGCAGGCAACTTCGCGCGCTTCCAGGCCGTGTACAACGGCACCGCCTGGGCCTGGTACCAGGTCTGACCCCGCCACGCAGCATCGACAGCGCCCCCTTCCGCCCTTCGGGCGGGAGGGGGCCTTTCGTCGTGCCCGACTACGCTGCCCCCCATGATTCGTGCAGTGGTGTTCGATGTCGGCGAGTGCTTGGTGGACGAGACTCGGGAGTACGGGACCTGGGCCGACTGGCTCGGCGTACCCCGCCATACCTTCCACTCGATGTTTGGGGCAGTCATCGCGCAGGGGCGCGACTACCGCGAGACCTTCCAGGAATTCCGGCCGGGCTTCGACCTATATGACGAGCGAGAGAAGCGGGCCGCCGCCGGCCAGCCCGAGACGTTCGGCGAAGAGGACCTGTACGCCGACGTGCGCCCCGCCCTGCACCAACTGCGGGCGGATGGCCTGTGGCTCGGGATCGCGGGCAACCAGACGGTCCGCGCCGGGAAGCTGCTGCGCGAGCTGTTCACGGACGATGTGGACCTGATCGGCACCTCGGACGACTGGGGCGCCAGCAAGCCAGACCCAGAGTTCTTCCGTCGGGTCGCCGAGGTCACCCCGGTCGCCAACGACGAGATCCTCTACGTCGGCGACCGAGTCGACAACGACCTCCGCCCGGCCGTCGCCGCGGGGATGCACACGGCCCTCGTACACCGTGGTCCGTGGGCGACGATCCAGTGGCGGACTGAGGAAGCGGAGAAGCTCCCGACCTTCAGGGTCGAGAGCCTCCTGGAACTGCCCGGCCTGATCGCCGAGTTCAACGGCTGAGCGCGCTGACGGTCGTCGACCAGCCGTAGAGGCGGTCGTCGAGGTCGCGGACACACTGCTCGTGCTGGTGCGGCGCCAGGGTGCGCCGCACCTCGCGCACCCGGTCCATGCCCATGGCGTACCACGTCCGCTCGAGCTGATCGAGCGCCCTCAGCGCGTACCCGCACGCGGCCTCCGGGTCACCGGCGGCCGCCTCGACGGCAGCGAGGTCGCCGAGCACGACCGTCGCCTGTTTCTCCTCGGCCGGGTCGAGCGCGTCCAGGACGCCGAGCAGGGTCTCGCGGGCCTGCGGCAGATGCCGCGCCTTCAGCTGGGTGTTCCCCTTGAAAGCCGACAGCCGGACCGGGCTGAACCAGTCGAGCCATTCAGGCGAGCTGTGCTCTGAGCCAGCGGCGAGGACGTCTTCGGCGTGACCGATCAGGTGCAGCGCGGTCCTGGTGTTGCCGCACCGGGTCTCGCATTCGGCCTCGACGGCGTCGAGCCACGCCAGCAGCTCGGCCGACGCAGGGCCGCGGCGGGCGTAGGTGCGCGCGGCCACCATGCGCTCGACTGCGGCCTCCCGCTCACCGGCCCACCCAGGGATGAACGCGGTGTGCGCGAGGATCGCGGCGCCGAGCAGCGGATCGTCAGCCTCGCCCGCAGCCTGGAGAGCACGGAGCAGGGTCTGCTGCGCGCGGTCGGCGTCGCGCATGTCGAAGAACTCGATCCTTCCGCTCAGCAGCCAGGTCTCGGCGAGGGCCGCGGCGATGCGCGTCCGGGTCTGGCCGACGGTCTCCGGCAGCAGGGCGCAGCCGAAGGTGGCGTGCGCGAGCGCGGCAGGGTGCAGGGTGGCCGGCGCGACAGACCAGTACAGCCGCCGGTGCGAGCGGGTGACCGCCGCGTAGTCGTCGGCCGCGGTCGCGGGCTGCACTGCGACGGTCTGGGTAGGGACCGCGGCGAGCCCTCCAGTCGCAGCCAGCACCGTGCGGCGGGGCCCGGCTGGGACACCGCCGGGCGGGGTGAATCCGAGCGCTTCCAACTCCTGTCCCAGGACCCGTGTGAGAGCCTGGGCTACCTCAGGCTGTGGCCAGGGCGGCGCCTCGGATTCCCACCGGCGGACCTGCCGAACGCCGACCTTGAGGACATCGGCGAGGGCCTGCTGAGAGTGGTAACCAGCCGCGAGGCGTGCGGCCTTGAGGCGACGGTTTCCTGCGGGGCGTGCCACTGATGCACCTCCGTGGTGAGCACTGCCGCAAGTGTCGCCCCGAGTCCTCCAATTGGCCAGCCGCCACCCTACCGAGCGCACGAAAGTCCTCTTTACGGCAGCGAAAAGACCTCTGCAAGTCCTCGGCATGCCCCAACGACAGGGCCACCCTTGTACGCACCTGATCCACCAGGCGCCCCGAGGAGCCATCGATGCCGACCACGCGCTTACCGTCCGCCGCAGGCTGCACGCTCGAAGAGGCCGGACAGGACTGGGACGTCATCCGCGTACCGCGCACCGTCGGAGTATCGGCCGTCGCCATCCTTGGCTCACGTTGCGGAGCGGTTGTCGACGACCCCCTCACCTCACTCCTGTACTTCTTCACCCCCGTCGGCACGGCCGCGCGGTGGGAAGTGGCCGGCACCCGCGCGCTCGGTGAGGGATCGACCGTGGCAATTCCCCCGGCACGGCTCACCGAGGGCCGCGGCCCGCACTGGCGCGTCTGCCCCGGTACCGACGGATGGATCACCGACCCCCGCGCCCTCCAGGCCGCGCTGGAGGACAGTAACGGCGCCCGCCAGGCGCTCGCCCTCCTCGTGCTCCCAACCCTCTCTGTGCTGTCCGAGGGCCAAGTCCGCGGGAAGGCCTGCGTCTGGTGCGGCGTCATCCTCACCGCCGAGACCGCCGTCGACCTAGGCCCCCGCCGCAAGGGACGCCTGGACGGGGCCTACGACTGGTTCCCCCGCGGCTGCAAGGCCTGTTCCGGAAGTGCTGCCTTCGGTGCCCTTCACAAGCACGCCCCGCAGTGCGAGCAGTGCGTCGACGATGCCGAGAAGTGCGAGACCGGACGTGCCCTGTGGCGCCTGGTCCGCAACGGCCATCGGTATGCCGGACTGCTGAAGCGCCTCTCGAAAGCTGTCCTGCCGTGCGAGCCGTGCGCGACGGCGCGGATCTTCGGCGGCGACCACGCGTGCACGGGAGCCGCGCACATGCCAGCCGGGCAGCCGTGCCCCTGTTGCCCGAAGGCGAACTAACGATCACTCGCGGTAGACGCCCGGCGCCACTGAAGACGCACCCCAGTGACGTGGGCCCCATGGCGACCGCAGGGTCAGGGTCGCATCCTCCGACGCCCGCGCCCCAGGGCGGGGCTGCCCCCCTTCACAAGGAGAAGCACATGACGACTGTCGCTGTCCCCCACACGGGTGTCGACGCGATCACGGCCGCGATCCGCTCCGTCGAACTGGAGATCACCGGCACCTGCCAACTCCAGTGCACACACTGCTGTACCGATTCCGGCCCGAAGGTCAGCGCCGGGAACATGCGCCGTACGGACTGGGAACAGGTCATCAGCGACGTCGCCGAGCTCGGCATCCCGGCTGTCCAGTTCATCGGGGGCGAGCCGACTCTCTCCCCGCACCTGCCGCAGTACATCGACCACGCCCTGTCGGCCGGACTCCGGGTTGAGGTGTACTCGAACCTCACCCACGTCCGCCCCGGCCTGTGGTCCGCGTTCGAGCGGCCCGGGGTCTGCCTCGCCACCAGCTACTACAGCGACCGCGCAGAAGAACACGAGCAGATCACCAACGGGCCTGGCAGCTTCAAGCGCACTCGCGGCAACATCACCGAGGCTGTCCGGCGGGGAATCCCCCTCCGCGTCGGCATCGTCGAGGTTCTCGAAGGGCAGCGTGTCGCCCAGGCGCAGGCAGAGCTGCAGGCCCTGGGCGTCTCCCGGATCCAGATCGACCGCGCACGCATGGTGGGCCGCGCCGCCGACTCCAGGTCCATCCCGAGCACCTCGGAACTGTGCGGGAACTGCTTCCGCTACCGCGTATCCGTCGACCCCAACGGTGCCGTGTCCGGCTGCATCCTGTCGCGCTTCCTGGTAGCCGGGAACGTCCGCGAACAGCGCCTCGCTGACATTCTTCGCAGCGACCGATGGCAGGAACTCACCGACGCTGTACCGGCGCCCAGCAACGCCTGCCCGCCGGACGACTCGGGCGACTGCGACCCTGCTAGCACCGAAGCGTGCAATCCTGCATACGACTTCGCACCTGCGCCCGCCCTCGGAGCGTCCGCGTGATCTGGGAAACAGCCGCCGTAAACCTGGCCGACAGCGTCACCCACAGGACGTCGCGGTGGCGTCCGGTAGTGGCCCGCACTCCGAGGCACTTGTTCATCCCCCAGTGGTGGGAGGTCGACGACGGACGGTGGACGCTGCGCGAGGCGGTCACGGACACCGAGTGGTTCCGCGCCGCGTACGCTGACCGGTCGCTCGTGACTCAGGTCGGCCCCCTGCACGCAGACCAAGCCAAGGCTGACGACCACCCGACGGGCCGGCCGACGTCCTCGGCGACGCTACCGAGTCTCGTCGTGCGCATGTTCCAACACGCACGGATGGACGACGGTGACGAGCTGCTCGACGTTGGCACCGGCAGCGGATACGGGACCGCCCTCGCCGCGCGGCGCCTCGGCTCAGAAGCGGTCAAGAGCGTAGACGTCGACAGCTACCTCGCCGAGATAGCGCGTGACCGCCTGGACCTGATCGGGCTCCATCCCACCGTCCAGGCCGTCGACGCGACCGGCCCTCTGCCCTTCACGGAGAACAGCTTCGACCGCATCGTCGCGACGGTCGCCGTCCGCAGCATCCCAGAGAGCTGGCTCCAAGCGCTCTGCACCGGGGGGCGACTGGTCACCACCCTCGCGGGAACGTCATTGCTCATCACTGCGGAGAAGAGGGCGGACGGAAGTGCCGAGGGCCGCGTCGAGTGGGACCGCGCCGGCTTCATGCACGCACGGCACGCCGCCGACTACCCGCCCGGCCTGAGCGGCCTGCTCGCCGCTGCGCACGACCTCGAAGGCGAGGACGTGACGACGAGCCCGTACCCGGTCGTGGACGTGGCCAATGCATGGGACCTCGACTCGATGCTCGGCCTCACTGCCCCCGGCATCGCGCACGACTACCGCGAGCAGGAAGGCCGGCGCACAGCTGTCATGGCGCACCCTGACGGTTCATGGGCGCGCGCCGTCACTGACGCCGGCGGAAACACTGTCGTTCACCAGAGTGGGCCCCGACGGCTGTGGGACATTCTCGACGAGCTGCGCGCCTACTGGCTTCAGCACGGCGAGCTACCGGTGAGAGGAGCCCGTGTGCTCATCACTCCAGACGGACAGACCCGGCTGGCCAGGGGTAGCTGGCGCGCAGTGATCTGAGACTCGCCCCTCCGGCTGGTTGTGAAGCGGGGGCCGCTCAGCGGACGAGCTCGGCGAGTTCGACACCGATCGCGTCGGCAATGCGGATCAGCGTGTCGAGGAGTGGGCTCGCGTGACCCTGCTCGATGCGGCTGTACGTCGCGAGGTCGATCCCGGACCGTCCGCACACGGCCTGCTGGGTGAGGTTGTGGTGTTCGCGCACACGGCGGATCTGCTCCCCGACCTGGCGGCGGCGGACGATGACCCGTTCGTCGGGCGGGGTGGGTCGTGGCACGCGTCCACGCTTACGACGGCATGATCAAAAGGGATTAGGGCTGACCCTAATTTGTGTGATCTTGAAGGGGGCAGGGAAGTAGTCGCTACACCCCCCTTCGCGGACGTCCCTCCTGTACGAGCCCCCCAGGCAGTCTGGAGGGACAACAGCGCCCCCGGCCTTCATGGCCGGGGGCGCTGCGGTGCGGGAGGGGGACCCAGCTAGACCGAGGTCGGTACGAGCGGAGGCACGACGAGGGGGACGCAGGGTCTGGCTATCGGGAGTTCTTGGCCGTCATCCCAGGACTGCTCCCAGAGGCCGTCGCCGGCGGCTCGAAGGAGCATGCGGTTCATCTCGTTCTGCACCGTGACAGTGCAGGAGCCGGAGCGGATGAGCCAGAGGCACGTCCCCTTGTTCTCGACGAAGAAGATCCGTCGGCCTGCCGGCATCCTGCTGCGAGGAACGATTTTCCATGCCGATTCGGCGATGTTCAGGTTCTCTGCGTCCTCGTGTACCTGGCTCTCGTGCGTCGATCGCTGTCGCCAGTACCCGAGGCCTACATGGTTGAGGCTCAGCCAGTTCAGCTCCCACACGAGGGGCTCACGGACGTGGAGCGGGTGGAAGTACACGTCGGCCTGGCCGCCGGGGTGGTCGTCAACGTGGATGACCTGGCCCTTTGGGATACGTCCAGCGAAATCGAGGTGATACACGATGGATGGTGTCTGCTCGTCTGGCATGTAGCCCCCATGCTCGTCTGCGCTGGCCTGCCCCAGCACCGAGCAGGCAGCACAGATCACCAATCACTTCGCCCCCCAGGCGAACGCCCATCATGCACCGAGTGGTGACTTTCAGCCAATAGGTAAAGCACAGCGCGTAATGAGCACTGCTCAACTACAGGGACGGTCGGGGTAGTTGGCTGGAAGTTCACTCATCCCGCACTGGGCGGTGCGCTTCGAGGAGGTCCCAGACCTTTCGCTGGTCCTCAGGGCTCAGCCCCTCGAAGTCCCTCACGAAGGCCCGCACCTTGCGATCCCCGGTCCTGAGGGTGTCCACCCCGAAGAACTGCTTGCCGGCAGCCTCACGCACGTCGTCGACAGACAGATCCAGGCCGGCCGCCAGGGCGCGGATCTTGGCGGGACTCGGCGGCTTGATGCGCTCCCCGTTGATCAGCAGGCTCAGCGTGCTTCGACCCCACAGAGGGCCGGCCTCCTGCCCGCTATTGGGGTCGGGGTGCGGATCCACGCACCGCTCCTCCAGGAGCCGCAGTGTGAGCCCGAGCTCGTCCTTCCGCTTGCGCACGAGATCGGAGAGAGGGCCTCCCCCCGTCTGCGTTGCCTCAGTCATGATCCCCGTCTCCTCGCGTGTCATCCGGTCACACCCCCAGCATTACGTGCTGTCTCCCGGTTGCCGCTCAGCGTGCACTCGATGTGACACGCATAGGCGCACCAGTGTCTGTCGCCCCGCGACAGGATGCCAGGGCAGGTGCGGACCTTTGACGCGTATGGCGGGTTGTTGTCCGAGAAACTGGACAGAGCGCGCGGGGCCTGCCATATTCGAGCTGTCCGAGTTTTAGGACAAGCGCCACAGGGGCGGTCCGGCCGCACGCCTGTGATCCGGGCCCATGGCTGGCCCCCTCTGGGGCCCGGTAGTCGAGCAGCGGCTCCCCTCTGTACGGTGGGGAGCCGCTCTCGTCTTCTCTGGCCCCTGAGCTGCGGAGACTTCTCAGCTACTTGTGCGGATTCTGGGTGTCAGCGGGGTGTGATCTTGGAGGATCGAGAGGTGTGTCAGAGGTATCTCACGAGTTCCCCAGCGGTCGGGGGTTCGGAAGCCTTCTCCGAAATGACGACCCTGACCAGGGCGTTCGCGCGCTACAGTGCAGGTCAGACGACATAGGGCCACGCCGCAACTTCCAGGCCCCCGCTATTCGGGACGAAGAGGTCGTGGGTTCAAATCCCGCCACCCCGACAG